AAGCTAGTCTTGAACAAGATTATAAAATTGCTAAATGGAAATATGACCAAAATGGTAGTAATCCTGATATAACAGATAAAAATGGTATTCTGCTTACTCCTGAACAGTATCTTGCTAAACGTATTGACCCTTTCTATAACGCTGCAACTTTTTATAATCAAGATAGTAATACTACTTATGGAGAAGCATGGAAAGCTCAATTAGCTTTAGCTAAACAAGCTGGATTAGGAAGTACAAATCAAAGAAAACAAGCTATTGATAATTTAACTTATAAAGGTACTCCTGTTCGTATTGATAATTTTATGCCTGCTCAAGCTCAAGCCGAAATTACTAGTAATAGACAATCAATAGCTGGATTACTCAACAAATATAATCCTGATATTAATATTGATTTAGCAACTGCTAATCCTAATGATATTAGAACTAGTATCATGACTAATATTACTAGCCCATCTGATAGAGCATATGCTCTAAGTTATCTTAATGATATTATTGATAATCAAGAATATATTAATAGTCTTAAAGTTGGTAAATCTCAAGATAGCATTGACGGATTTGATACATATAATTCTATTATTAGTTTAAGTGATTTACCTAATAATAAATATTCTGATACATATAGTAAATATGTTAATCAGATATTTGGAGATAGTAGTTCTATTAGACAATACTTTAACAATGATGATGTTTATAACTCATTTATTAATGCTCTTGGTGGAGAGAAAAAAGCAATTAGTCTTGGAATAAGATTTGGTTCTGATGGTAATGGTTATAGATATGCTGAATTACCTAAAGATTATCATAAATCTATTTATAGTTTTGGTAAAGCTGTTAAAGAAGCTGAAGATACTAGAAATCCTTTAAATGCTTTTCTTAATTCTGCTAAAACTAGATTCTTTGGTTATGGTGATAAATTTGTTAGAGTTGATTCTAATGGTGAAGAACATCATGCTGGATTACCAACAGGTAATAAAGAACCTTATATTGGTTTAATTGATTATGTTGATTCTCTTAAATCTAAAAATGATGCTGTTCTTGATGGTGGCCAAATAACTTCTTCTACTATTGGTATTAGTGCTTTAACTCCAGAATTAGCTGAAATTAATTTTATGATGAACGCTAATCCTGAAGAAGCTAGTAAACTTTCAGCTTATAAAAAGAATAAAGAAGAACAAGCTATGATGGCTATTCGTAGTGGTATTGATTTAACTCAAGGTGAAGCTTATATTACTAGTGAAAATGGAATATTTGAGCCTATGTCTTCTGAAGATAGAAAAGCTTATACAGCTTATCTTAGAAGTGCTAAAGAAAATGAGATTACTCCTACTATTGTTCGTGACCCAAAAACTGGGGATGTTGGAGTTCAAATTAATATTGCAGGTTACTATGATACAGAAGGTAAACTTAAAAGAGAACCTATTACTTTACTTGTAGGTAGTGGTGCTATTGATAGTTCTATTATTCAATCTTGGAATCAAGATACTAGTTGGAGAGCTGCTGGTAAAGTAGAAAATTATTATAATGCTAATAGACCTATTTCTCTTACTAATAATGCTGCATTTACTGGAATTGATAAATTTAAATTAGTACCTAATGGTGGAGGTTTTAATTTAATTAATTCTACTAATAATCAAACTATTGGTTTAGTAAGTAAAGAAAATGCTGTTGATATTGTAGATAATTTATCTCAATGGGAACAAACTGTAACTGCTGTTAAAGCTGGTATGGCAGTAGATGAAAATGCTGTTAAGGCTATTCAACAAAATGTTGCTACTAAACTTGCCCAACTCAGTGGCAGTTCAGACCCTTATGTTATTCAATATTACTATGATGAATTAACTAATAATCTATATTAATATGGATGTATTAAAGTTTCTACAAGGTGGCAATAAAACACCTAATCCTGAATATAATCCTAAAACTAAAAAGGGGGCTATACAGCCTCCTACTTTAGTTGATTATAACCCCGGCACTTCTATTAGTGACCGGGGTCGTGGTCATTTATTTAGTCGTATTGCTGGACAATCATATAATCTTAATCAATATGATATAGATAAATATGCTCCTTATGATGTTTATGTTAATCCTGTTGATGATCCTGAAAAACTTGATAAAGAACGTGCTGTTAATCAAAGTAATTGGGAACAAGGATTAAGAATGATTGGACAGATTGGTAATGAGATTACTGTTGGTACAGCTATTGGTTTTGCAGATTTAGCTGATGCTTTCTATAATATGGTTAGTAATAGCCCTAATGATTATCAATCTGAAATAAGTTCTGAACTTGAATCTTTAAAAGAATCTATTAATGAGCGTTTAGCTATATATAGAGAAAATCCTAATGCTGCTTTTGATATTGGAGATTTTGCTTGGTGGGCTAGTAACGCTCCTAGTATAGCTAGTTCTTTAACTCTTATGGTTCCTAGTACTGGTCTTGCTAAAGGTGTTTCTTTATTAGGTAAAGGATTAAGATTTAATAAACTAGCTAATAAGATGGCTAATGCTATTAATATGACACAAAAGAGTAGAGCAATTACTAGTAGAATAGCAGAAGCTACTGCTATTGGAGTTCCTTCTCGTTATCTTGAAAATTATCAAGAAGCTAGACAAACTTATAACGATATTAAAGATTATTCTAAAACTCAACTTGCTAATATGAATGATAAACAAAGAGAAGAGTTTTATAATAATAATCCTAAATATAAAGATATGTCTGATGAAGAAGTAGCTAAAGATATTGCTAAAAATAGTGCTGATATTACTTTTGCAGAAGATTGGGCTAATGTTCTTTTTGATGTATGGCAAGTTTATAGTTTAAAAAACTTATGGAAAAATGCTTTAAGTGGTAATACAACTAGTTCTAGACTTAGAAATTTAAATACTGCATTTAATAGTAATATTGATGATGCTGCCGCAATTACTAATGCTTTAAGTAATAAAACTACTAAACAAGCTATTACTAGTACTTTGAAAGATGTAGGCGATGATATTCTTCATGGTGTTAGAGCTGAATGGACAGAAGGAATTGAAGAAGCTATTAATTATATAGCTAGTCAAGATGGTTTATATAATGGTAAAAAAGTATTTGATAAAGATATTCCTCAACAAACTATTAAAGATTATCTTCAAGACCCAATGTTATGGGAACAAGCATTTTGGGGTGCTCTTGGTGGTATCACTTTTAGTAGTGTTATGAATAAAGCTGGAGAATTTATTAATAAACGTCTTGATAAAGATTGGACTTCTGCTGAAAAACAAAGAGAAAATGAAATTCTTGGTCGTACTACTACTTTTCAAGCATATCAAGAAAGACTTAATAGTATAGCTAATGGTAAAAATCCATTTATAATTACTGTTGATGAAAATGGTAATCAAGTTAATCCTGATATTGTAGTTGGTACTGAAGAGGAACTTCGTAATATAGCTGAAAAAGAATATATGGATAATATTATTATTAATTCTATGAATGCTGGTAATTTAGGACTTCTTGAAAGTTCTATTAATAGTAAAGAATTTAATGATAGTATTACTAATAAACTTGGATTACAACAACAAGAAAGTAGTGAACTTATTAATAGATTTAAAACTGAAATTAATAATCTTAAAAATGAATATAATACTACTTTAAATAAAGTTAATAGACTTGGTGGTGGATTTGAAGTTGGTCGTATTATAGCTACTCAAATGGTTCATGCTCGTAATCGTCAAGAAAATTATAATAATCTTCTTAATTGGGCTAATAATGTTTTAAATCAAGATATTACAAATAATCATATTGAAGATGTTGATATTACTTCTGCTAAAAATGGTATATATCAACATATTCTTGATAGTATTCAAAGAGATATTAAAACTATTCAAGATAATGCTGCAATTAATGATTCAGTTAAACAAGAACGTATTGCTCAATTAAATGAACGTCTAGATGCTATTAATAAACTTTATATCCCTATTGATATTGAAAATAAAAATAATATTCAATCAGCTATTCAACTTCAAAAACAATATAATGAAGTATTTAAAGATTTAGCAGAAGTTGTTAATGCTGAAATTAATGTTGAAGTTAATAAAAATCAACTTAATTTATCTGATGATAATATTAAATCTCGTATAACTTATCTTAATAATTTCTTTGATAGTAGTCGTAAAAAGATTGTTAATAAAGCTATGGACGATTTACGTAATGCTTATAAACAATATGGAAAAGATTATGTTAATTCTGTTATTAAAGATGCTAATAATGGTAATAAACCTAATATAGATAAAGTTATTAGAAATGCTTATGCTGCACTTGATTTAAGTTCTAAAGGTAATGAACATCTTAAAAATACAATAGAACAATTAGCTGAAATTGCAGAAATTGAAAACGATGTTAATAATGCTCCTAAAGAGGAAGAAGTTGCTCCTGTTAATCCTGATGTTAATGAAGTTAATGAAACTGATACAGATGATACTAGTTCATCTCCATCCTCTACGGGGAGTATAGCGGAGCGAAGCGAAGCGGTTCCTAGTGAGCCTACTAATACTGAACAACCTCAATCTCAAACTGAACAACCAATTTCTCAAGAACCTATTAGTACTCCTAAATCTGAAGTTAATAATACTCTTCCAGATGATGATTTCGAACGTGGTCAAATAGGTACTGATTTGGTTTATGAAAGTATAGCTGATTTAGAAGATTCTTTAGGACATGAATCTACTAGTAGTGATTTACTTAATGCTAGACAATCTATTATTGATAAACTTAGTCAAGCTGGATTTGAACAAACAGAAGCTAGTGATATAGTTAATAATATTATTGATGGTCTTACAGGAGGTAGTTTATATAGTTCTGTTCAAGATGATAGTACTAGACGTTTATTACTTAATGCTACTTATGCTACTATTACAGGTAATGAACGTAATATAGAAGCTGTTATGGATGATTTTGCTAATAGTATTGATAGTGAAGGTAATACTAGAGGTAAAATTGTTAACGGTAAAGTATATCTTAGTATTGGTCAATTAGTTGAATATATAGATAGTATTACAGGAAATAAAATTATTAAAAATTATTTGTTTAATCAAATAAAAAACTATCTTTACGCAAGCACTAATAATCAAGGTAAATATCGTGCTACTGATGAATCAACTATTAAAAAACTTAATGCTAGACAATTTGTTCAATACGTTGACGGTATCGCTAAAGAACGTCTTGAAAGACTTCAAGTTGAACATACTAATAATGTTAATCTTAAGTATATAGTAGAGAATGAAAATGTTAAAGCATTTACTAGTATTAAACAAGGTGATTATTTAGAAGCTGTATATAATATTAAACTTAAACGTATTGATATATTTGCTAATGATACAATTATTGGTTATATAGGAGTTCCAAATATTGATAAGTTTGGTAATTATGATATGGTTAATCAAGGTTGGAAATATAATATTCATGCTGAAAATGGTCAAGTTGTTTCTCCACTTAAGGATGCTTTAATTAGTATTCTTGACGGTGACAGATTTGATGAAGAATTTATTGGTCATTTATATGAACTTGCCGTTAAAGAAGAAGTTACAAATAAAGAACTTGATACTTTATTTAAAGAATTTGAAATTAAATATCCTGATATTGTTAAAAACTTTACTACTCCTGTTGCAAGTTTTGATTTAGCTGGACATCTTGTTAATCTTACTAAATATATATTTAATCAACCTTATGAGAATAGTCATGAAGCTAGTATTAATCGTTGGTTTAATAATCTTCTTAATAGTTATGACCAAGCTATTACAATAGTTAAAGGTGATTTTAAAGGTAAAGTTAAAGCTGTTAATGTTAAATATGGAGTTCTTAATACTATTGATGATACTAATGGTGAATGGAATGATGTACAAGAAACAGTAGTTAATTATAATGAAGATGTTAATAAACTTGGTGTAGTTGTACAAGGTCAAGTATATCTTAATGGAGAAAGTAAACCAACTATTATTGAAAATCTTACTACTAATGGCATGCCTGTTATTAGTATTCCAAGTAGTGATGGTACTTCTTTATATGCTTTTTGTAAACAAGTTTCATTAAATAGTAATCTACTTAAAGGTGATGCTCGACGTATTATTAATTCTATTAAGAATGAAGTTAATAATCTTTGTAGAGATTATATTAGTGGGAGAATAAGTTTTGGTGAACTTAAACAAAGTCTTGGGGATATATTTGGAAATAATAAACTTATTAATGGTGATAGAAATACTGGACTTCAAATTAGTATTAATCCTACTAATATAGGTTTTTATGTTAAAGGTGCACATTTTAATGGTAAAGATTATGCTTTTACTATTAATTCTGATGCTGGTAATTATAAACGTAATATTATTATTAATTCTCCTTATGTTGTTAATAGTGCTTTTAAAATAGGTAAAAGTTATGGTATTAATGCTAATACTATTGACGAATTAGATAATGCTCTTCGTCCTGTTATTGATGAAATGTTTAACTATGCTCAATTTGCTATTAGTAAAAATTTTATTAATGATAGTACAAAAACTGATAATAAAACCAATAAATATATTTATCGCGAAAATGGTAAAACTATTATAAATATTGATGATAAAACTTATAGTTATAATAGTTATCAAGATTTTATTATTAGTAATGGTTTAGTTAGAACTAAATTAGCTAATACTAATACTAATGAAACTGCTGGTAATTGGCAAATAGATATTCATTCTAAACTCGATATTACTTATGAACTTGAGGGTAGACCCCCCGTGGAGGATGGAGCTATACCTGAACAGCTATCAGAGTTCATGTTAGATGATACTCTTAATGCTATTAATTTTAATGCTTTTGAATCTGCTATAACTGCTAAGAATTTAACTCGTGGACTTAAAAAGTATTTTGCTAATGACCAAACTGCTATTGATTATATTAATGCTCTTCAAAAGATTGGTATATTGCCTAAGAATATTCAAGTTGTAGATAGTATTACTGATAATAATGGTAATCAAGTTAATGCTGTTTATCATCGTGATACTGATACAATTGAACTTAGTAGTTCTGCTATTGCTGGTCAAAGGGTTTATCGAGTTATTAATATTATACTTCATGAAAGTTTACATAGACAACTTTATACTAAATATAATACTGAACAAGCTCTTGCTTTAGTTAAACCTATATATGATAAATTTAAATTTTGGCTTGATACTCAAGATAATTCTACTAAAGAAAGACTTAAACCTTATTTATTTGAGAACTTTAATACAAGTGAAGCTCTTGAAGAATTTCTAGTTGAAAGTATTACTAGTAATGCTCTTATGTCAGCTCTTAATGAAATAAAATATGATAATAGAAAAACTAATAAACGTAAGACTTTATTTAGTAGACTTCTTGAAGTTATTGCTGATATGTTAGGTATTAAAATTAATGAAGATAGTTTATTAGCTGCTGCTAGAGATGCTTATAAAGCTATTAAGAAAATGCCTAAAGAAAATAATCAAGAAGCTATTCAAGGAACTTTTCAATTTAAAGAAGAAACTATTAGTACAGAGCAAATTGAAAATCCTAATGAAGATAACAGTCAAGATTATAATTATAATAATGATAATCTTAATGATGGACTTAATATGTTTAGTAGTGTTGATGATGATATAGTGCTGAATATGGCTGAATTAACTAGCCGTTTATCGATAGCACAACAGTCCGAATTTGCCACTTTGCTTGACACAGGACGTATCAGTTTTAGCTGTATGTAGAATTAATCGAGCAAATATAAAAGTCGCTTAAAACGAAAGGAAATCACCTCTATGACGATGTAATTAAATTTTACTTTACATTAGTTATAGAGGTATTACTATTAATGAATTTAAACTTAAATATAAACTTATGAGTTGTGGAAATATTAAACTTGTAGGATATAATAATCTTAATAATGTTATTATTAAAGAACATGGTTCTAATAATGCTGATTATTATAGTCTTATAGCTATGGTTGAAGACCCAATCTTTAAGAAGATTATAGCTGATAAAGGTATTAATGTTAAAACTTCTGGAAGACAAGCTTATAATGCTCTTCTTGAAGTTAGAGCTATTAAACTTCGTAATATGGATGATATAGCTTCTGTTGCTGAAAAAGAAGAACGTGGTTTGTTTAGTACAATTAAAGCTAGAGATACAGCTATTACTTATATGGCTGATATTATGAATAAACTTAGTTTTAATTTTTTATATAATGGTGCTCCATTAAATTTTAATGAAATTAAAAAACGTACTAATGAAACTGTTATTAATGCTGGACTTAAACGTGCTAAGAAATTAGCCGGAAGTGATGAAGCTAAAAATAATGAACTTAATAGCTTTATTAATAATCCAAGTCCTGCTATTAAAATTAATGGTCTTGGAGCATTTCTTCGTAAATATGGTGATGCTCAAAATTTTAATTATGGTGCATTACTTCGTTCTTTAACTAATACTGAATTTAATGAAGCTCTTTTTAATAATAAAAATGTAGCTAAACTTATTAAACGAGATGAATTATATCAAACTACTGATTATGAAGAATTAGGCGGTTATCTTGATGAAACTTCTACTGAAGGTGATGAAAATAGTATAGATGATGGTATTGATTTAATGACTCAACTTTGGAATTTAAGTATTGGTGAAGTTAAAGATTTTAATAAACACGTAGAAGAAATTATTAAATATCATCTTGCAAGTTTACCTAAACTTACTGCTGCTTCTCAACTTGATAATGGAAGTTATCCTTTTGATACTAATAATGAATTAGGGGTTGTTACTTTTTCTGATGCTAATTATTTATCTAAAATATTATATGCTAGTGCTGATACTAGTAATGTAGATAATTTTATAGCTAGTCTTAAACGTATATCTGAAACTATTCCAAATTGTGAATGTTTGATTCAATTACATGATTTACTTAGCAAAAATAAAGTATTTGCTAATAAATATATGATGGTATTTAATAAACCTATTATATCTAAAATTGAAACTTATATTCAAACTGATTCTGCTGGTAATAGTTATGTTCGTGCTCGTGTAACTAATCCTAATACTGATTCCCGTACTATTTTACAGAATACTTTTTATAATAATGTTAAGAATAATATTATTACTAATCGTGTTCCTGCTGCTCGTGAAAAGTTTCGTATATATGATAGATATAAAAATACTCCTCATGCTAATCTTTATTTATATGATGCTTTTAAAGAAATATTTCCAGATATTAATCAAGCTAGTTTTAATTTAGCTATTGCTAAAATTGGACGTGTTGCTATGGCTAATAATCTTATTAACTTTGCTAATGTTATTAATCGTACAGTTGAAAACTATAATAAATATGTAGAAGCACTTAAAAAGGATAAAGAAACTAAAATGCCTGATAGTTTTATTAATAGAGGTGATACTTCTATTATATATCAAATGGCTGATGTCTTTAAAGATATTATTTATATTCCTGTTGAACTTAATTCTCGTAATCCTGAAGGTAATTTAAGTTCTGATGTTATTAATAGAAGTTTTATTACTAATATTGCTAAAATAATTAATGATGACAAATCTACTATTGAAGAACAAAATGCTATGGCTGAAACTTATGCTAGACAAAAGTTTGCTAGTCATCAATATGATTATAGTAATTTACTTCTTGAACATCGAGATACTAATGGTAATATAATTAATTATGGACTATTTAGAAGAGTTGGAAATGGAACTCCTAAACTTACTGAATATGCTCGTAGTATGTTTAAAACTTCTCTTCTTAATGGTATTAGTGAATTAGATAATAATAATAATGACTTATATCGTAGTATGAGTGATGGTGATTATTTAATTACTGCTATGGGATTATTTATGACTGATATTAATAATTCTGAAACTCCTACTGCTAATTATTTACTTCCCATACCTAGTGATGCTCCTAAAAACTTTACTATTACTGCTCCTAGATATAGTCTTGCTGGATTACGTAGTCAACTAGAAGATGGAACTAAAATTATAAATAAAGAACATCCATTATTTAAACAGTATTATAATATAGTTATTCAAGAACTTACTAATATGGCTCAAGCTGTTAATGTAATGTTTAAGACTAATACTAATGGTAATCCTATTTTAACTAATGGAGATTTTGAATTTAGTGATACTTATAATAATAAACCTGAACATTTTTATAATCAATACCATAAAGATGGAAAAGGTAATGTATTTACTACTAAAGATGGACACAAAGTTTTAGCTGGTAGAGTATTTAGTTTTAAACGTTTAGTTAGTAAAATTACTCCTAATAGTAATGGAGCATTTAATGAACTAATTGGATATGGTAAGACTATTGACATCCTCTACGGGGGGTCTACACGTGGACTTAGCTATGTTAATAATCAAGTAGTTCTTAATGGAGAACAACGTATTGCTCTTGAAGATGCTGTTGCTGATTGGCTAAATGAATATATAACTAATGGTTATAAAGAACTTAAAAATAAATATGGTACATTTATTGATGATAGGATTAATAATGAATCTTTAGCTGAATTTCTAGTTAATGATTATCTTGTTAGAGATAGTATGTACGATATGTATGGTGGTGACCAAAGTTTTTATAAGAATGGTCAAGCTATTCTAAAACGTATTAAAGAAGTACAAGCTAGTGGTAATCCTTTTGGTAATACAGACTTTACTAAAAATGATTTAGATATAGCTACTAATTTGTATGATGTAACAATTAATGGTAATGCTGTTACTGTCCCTTATACTGTTAATGGAGTTGCTAAACGTAAAAAAGTAATTCTACAAGATAAATTTAGAGGTGTTACTATTTATAATACATTTAAAGCTTCTGATAAAGTTGTTATTGATAGACTTGATGACCAACTTAAAAAAGCTGGGCTTGATAAAAAAGACAGAGAACGAATACTAGAACCATTTAAAGGAGGAGTTAATGCTAATGATGCTCAATCTTATATTACTCTTGAAGAATGGATTCGTCGTATTACTGCTGCTGGTGAATTAGATAAATATGCTGGACTTATTCAGAGCCTTACAGACGATACTCCAATAGATAAAATTGATTGGACTAAATTTGCTAATAAAGTTCAAATTCAAAAGAATTTCTATTATGATTTATATTATGATACTACTGTTGGTATTGAAGTTCCTAGACAAGTAAAAAATGCTGAGTTTGTTCTTATTCCTAAACTTATTAAAGGAACAGAACTTGAAAAAGTTTATAATATAATGACTAATAGAGGTATTCATCAAATTAATACTGTTGAAACTGTTAAAGTTGCACAACATAACAGAATGACACTTTGGAATAATGATGGTGTTTTAACTGATGAAGCTCTTAAAGAATTTGATAATAATGTATTTGATAATTCTGAATTATTTAGTTATAATTATCTTTATCGTCAGCAAGAAGTTCCTCAACATATGGTTGATGCTAGTAATAAAGCTGCTATTCAGATTATGAAGAAAATGCTTGATAATCTTCCTAATAAACCTGAACTTAATGACCTTAAAAGTAAAGTATTTAATAATTATGTAGCTAATATTAGAAATAGTTTTGAAAAAACTTGTGCTGAACTTGGTATTGGATTAGATGATAACGGTCATATTGATTTAAATTCTAATGGTACTATTAAAAATCTTAATCGTTTTGTATTCTTTGATAGATTTAAAGAAAATGCTCAACAACAAGGAGTTGAAAAAGCTCTTCTTGAATTTTTTGATTTAGATAGTGCTGGATTTAATAATCTTCCTTTATTCTTATCTAATATTAATAGTAAACTTGAAAGTATTGCTAATAGTTATTTTAATACTAATATTACTAGACAACTTATTAGTGGTTGGCATGCTGCTCAGCTATCTGATTTTGGATTTAAAGTTGATAAACAAACTCAAACAGATAGTAAACTTCAATATAAAAAGATTGGAGAAGTTGATGGCACTCCTGTTTATTATACTGAAATTAAACTTCCTAGATGGAGTAGTAAACTTAAAGGATTAAATATTGAACAAGTTCCTGATAGCTTACGTACTATGATTGGTTATCGTATTCCTACTGAAGGTAAGCAATCTATATGTATTATGTATGTTAAGGAGTTTCTTCCAGATGCTTATGGTAGTACTGTTGTTGTTCCTGATGAATGGGTTACTCAAACTGGTTCTGACTTTGACGTTGATAGTGTTTATGGTATGTCTAAAACATTTAATCTTGTTAAAGGTATTCCAACTGAAATTACTCATGCTAGATATACTAAAAATGAAGTAGGATATATTAATTATGTTAAAGATAATGTAGATAAAGCTAGTCGTAAAATTCTTGGTAAGACTTATAATAAACAAGGTAATATTAGAGCTTCTTTAAAAAATAGCGAAGATGCTATTAATGCTACTCTTGAAGGTTATAATGGCAATCTTAAAGTTGTTGAAAAAATTGCTAATGATGGTGGACTTAAGTCTTACGAATCATACTTAAAACTCCCCGTGGAGGATACAAGTAGTCAAGCTGCTAGAACTAATGCTATTATTCAATCATTTATTGATATACTTAATAACCCTGCTGCATTTGAAGAAAATACTACTACTTCTAACTTTGAAAATGTTAAAGAAGCTAATGAAACTTATGCAGAAATAGTTGGTGCTAATAAAACAACTGTTGCTCCTAGTGATTTCTTTACTCAACTTGATTGGTTTGATGCTGCTACATCTGGTATTAAACTTAAAGGTATCAGTGTTAATCGAGATACTTTTATGAGTATTGGTAATGTTACTAAAGCTAATCATAGTGAAGGTATTAAAGTTATGTACACTACTGATGTGATTAGTGAGCAAGAAGCTGTTAATAGATATGGTAAAGAAAATGTTGAAACTATTGGTAATAAACATATTCGTATTACTCATAAGAATTTTGGTTGGTCTGGAGATGATAAAAATGTTGATGGTTATTTGATTAACCCTTATAGTTCTCAAACTACTGCTCATATTCTTGATGTTATGAAAGAGGGAGCTATACATAATGAAAATACTTATACGTTTAATGCTTTTAAAACTATTGTTGACTTTGGAAGTAATTATGATACTGCTATTGGATTTATGTGGCAACCTGCTATTGATATACTAGTTCGTAAATGGAAAGAAACTAATAGTGTTCTTGCAGAAGGTACTAAAAATCCTCTTACTGAAGCTATTAGAGAAGTTGCTCATAATCTTGGTTTTGGTGAAAAAGTTAATTTTGCTGGACGTAAAAAGCTAATTGATATTATTAATGAAAGTTATGGTGAAACTTTCAAGAAATTATTCAATTTAAGCGTTTCTGACGCATTTTCATCACCTGACCTTATCTTTTCATCAGACGCATATAAATCTCGTCTTAGAGGGGAAATGAATGGCGTTCAGCAGGCTTTATTTGACCTTTATGTTTTAGCACAATTCAATCGGTTAAACTTAATCGGACAGGATATAAGTAATAATCTTAATATTCTTAGTGCTGATAAATATGGTGCTAAACAAAGTTTTTATGCTAGTGATAAAGTATTTAGAGATGCTAGAACTGTTATTGAAAATAGTAATATTTATGCTCCATCCTCTACGGGGGGTCAAACCTTGCTATTAGAGAGTGTCTTTCCTGATATTAGTGGTGGTATAGATGCGTTTATTAAATCAGATATATCTAGAAGTAGTTATCCTAGTTTAGCCGCTTTTCTACAAATGAGTACTGCTCTTAGTGTTAAAGCCACTCAACAAGTATTTGAAACTGCTAATCCTGTATTTATTGATTATGTATATAGAATAGCAGAATGGACTAAAGGTGGAATAATGACTGAAAAGTTATATAATGACTATAAAGATTATCTTATTAATAAACTAGAAGTAGGTAATAATGGTAGTTCTTATCTTAATTTACCTGTTACTGTTGTTAATGGAGATTTTGTTCATCCTAAATATATTAAAGAATATGGTACTGGACAATCTAGAGCTTTAGAAGTTGGTAGAGTTAGTGGTACATTAGTTAATATTAAAACAGATGATGTTATAGTTAAAAATATATTTGAGCCTACACAAACTGAAATTGATGTATTTGCTAGACTTACTCCTGCTCAGAAAGTTGATTGGATTAAACGTAATTTTAGTCAAGATGGTAGTGTATTTGAACATATTGAAATAGTTGCTAATGACGAAAGAAATAATCGTCGTAATGTAAATATTCAATATATTAATTACATACAAGGTGATATTACTAATGATGAAGCTCATAGATTGTTTGATAGAGCTTGGAATCATCCCAATCCTCTTATTAAACTTACAGCTCTTGATTTAGTTAAATATGCTTTTATTGTTGAAGGTCATAAATTTAGAACTAGAAATATTAGTAGACTTATAAGTAATACTCCCCTTAGAGGATTGAGTGAAGGTGGAATAGCTATTGGAGATATAGCTATGAAAGGTATTAATAGTTATGGTCTTATTGATAAAGATAATATTGAAGATATAATTGGTTTTATTCGTAAGAATTATAATAGTTTTAATTGTCCTAGTTATACATTTAAAAGACTTACTAATAATAAAATTAATTATAGTCTAAAACGTAGTGGTATTATTACTTTTAATGGTCAAGAAAATCTTGATAATGTAGGAATAATAAGAAATGGAGATGCTATTAATGTTATTAGAATTAATAGAAATTTATATATTAAAGGTACTTATAATGGAACTTTAGCTTATTATCCTATTGATAGACTTGAATCATTTGAAACTTATAATAGTATTGAGCCAAGTATTATAGCTAATAATAACATTCATAAACCTTTATCTGTTCTTCTTTATAAAGGTCTTACTCAACAAGAAAAAAGAGATAAATTTATTGATGGTATTAAAGATAACATTAATGAAGCTGTAAATAAAGATTATAAAGAAGTTCCTGAACTATATGGTAAATATATTTCTGATGAGTATTTCCAGCCTTTTATGAATACTCCTTTTGAGAATAATACTATATATACTATTAATGATAAATTTTATCTTAATATTAATGGAACTACTGCTATTAATTTAAGCGATGATTTAAAACAATATAAAGCTAAATATCCTAATATTGAAGATAGTAAACTTGGATTGTTTATTAAAATTAATGAAAATGAAATAGATAGAGTTACTAGTAATACTGATAGATATAGTAGTATTGATGACCAAACTCCTATTGGTAGATTTGCTAAAAATGCTAGTTTAGTTATTTCAAGAGCTGTTCGTCATGGACAACCTGCTGCTCAAAATGTTCTTAATGCTCTGAATAATGCTGAAATTAATTATCTTGATAGTAGTAGTCTTTCTGATAATTCTGAATTTTCATTATCAGTTATAGCTAATTATATAGATGTTGAAGCTAATAATATTCTTAATGATATTAATCGTTTTATTAAAATTGATGGTATTGATAAACCTATTAACGATAAAGATGTTATTGGTAAAGTTCTTAAAGATGAACAACTTCAAAATCGTTTCTTAGATGTTATTCTTAGTGCTAATACATTTAAGAATAAATATAAACTTATTAGCGAAATTGATATTGATAGTACAAATCTTGATGATAAAACTAAAGAGAATATTAGAAAGATTCAAAAACTAGTTAATCAAGTTGATTCTAATACTACTGTGCATTCTGCTAGAAAAGATTGGTTTGAAAGATGGATTCAATTACGTACTACCAATCCTAATTATATAAGCGGTCTTATGAAAGAATTTGATGCTTATGGTGATACTGGATTTATGGATTATTGGATACAAGATATTCGTGCTAATCGTAACTTTGTATTGCAGAATATACTTAAAGATGTAATGGGTACTGTTGAAGAAGGTCGTCTTAATGGTATTAAAGAATCTAATGACTTTAGAAATTATCTTAAAAAGCTTAAAACTAGAGCTGCTAAAGATGGTAAATCTGTTAGTCTTGATAGTATTATCGATGATGATGGTAGATTAATTCAACCTAATAATCCTGTTTGGGAAGAAAAGATAAAGAAGTATAGAGATGCTGCTATTGAAGCTGAACAAAAATTTGGTATAAATAGTGTTGAGCATCTTATTGCTTTATCTAATAAAGCTAAATTTATTGATATGACTACTATTCATCAGCTTAAACCAATTACGGTTCAAGATGAAGATGGTAATGATGTTACTATTGAATATTCTACTTATATTATAAATCTTGAAAGAAGTTTATTAGGACTTAAAAAAGGAGATGATGGTATTCCTAAAGAATTTGCTGAATATAAAAGACTTAATGGTAGAATACGAGATATTTTAAGTCAAGCTACTGATAATGTTACTACACAAAGTCAAGATGAAGAACTTGGACGTATATATGCTCAAATGGATAGTCTTACTAGTCTTTATGATGAAGATGGTAATAAAAAAATTGGTCATGATTTAAATGTAGCTGAAAGACTTCGTGCTTATCAAACTAATATTCGTAAAGTTAAAGAAATGTTTTATGATAAGCAAGCTAAAGAAGGGTTTGATTCTAAACTTAAAGAACAACTTTCTATTATTAATAAATATGAAAGTCAACGTGATGCTAATGGTAATCTTCTTATTAGTATGGAAGAACTTATGAAAGTTCCTGAATATTATGAAGCTAAAGAATGGATTCGTAAGAATACTAGATATATTCTTGATATTAAAGATATAGAAGATTTAAATTGGGCGTTTGAAGAACTTAAAGATGCTAATAAAGGTAATAGCGTTCTTAATCTTGCTATTAAAGAATTTCAAGCTAAAGATGAATTTAACGTAGTTGATGGACGTAAAATACCTGAAGAACGTGCAGCTCTTATTAAAGCTGAAACAGTTAGAAAATATAAATATACTAAAGGTAATGGTATGCCTTATGTTGGTATTATTCGTTCTGCTGAAGATGAACTTAGAATTTATCGTGCTGATTTCTATAATTATCTTACAGGTAATAAATCTAAGAGTGAAGAAGAAATTAATGTAGGAGAAGCTATTAATAAAATACTTGAGAAGTATTTTAATAATGCTACTAGAACTCTTAATACTGCTGATATTAGTCAAGAAGATTTAGAACAACTCAAGACTGGTTTTGAAGTATTTAATGAAATTACTAGAGGAGAAAAGAGTACCGATAAAGCTAAAGCAAAACGTGTTGCTGAATTTATTGAAAGTGAATGTGATGTTACTTATAATTGGAAACAATATGAACTTGATAAAAATAGAGCTTTTGCTAAGGGTAAAAAGTATTATGATAAATGGTTAGAAGTATTTAGTGAACAAGTTGAAGAAAATGGAACTATTGCAGAAAGACCTAATCGAACTATTTATGGTATTATTAAACCTAAAGATTTAGATAAATGGACTGATATTGATAGAACTGCTGCAATTAATATTCTTCAAAAGAGAACTAGAGAAACTACTACTCAATATTACTATATAAAAGAAAGAGAAGTTCTTGACAAATATGGTATTGATAGTGTTGAATATAAACAATGGTATAGAGATAATCATTATTTTGACCCATATACTCGTACTATTAAACCTATTCGTATTTGGACTACTATGCAAATGATTAAAGATGATGGTTCAGCTGTTGTTGGTAATTATGAACCACGTATTAATCAAATGCATATTACTCCTAAAGAAGAACTTATTAATCCAGAATATAGTAGTTTTGTTAATAAGTATAAAGTAGGAACTGGATATGATAATACTGTTTATACTAATCTTAATGAGTATCAACTTGAACTTATGAATAAAGTAAATGAACTTATGAAAAAGTATTGTTTTACTAATAGTAATAAGAGATATGTTGATATGGGTTATCTTCCAGCTTTACCTAAATCTAAAGATATGACTGTTAAAGATTACTTTGAACAAGCTCTTAGTTTTCTTGGTTGGACTGCTAATGTTCCTAATAATACTGGATGGAGAAATAATGAAGATTTAACTTTTGATAAAGATTATGATATTCCTAATCCTAGATTATCTCAATTAGCTAATAAAGATACACAACAACTTCCTACTATACCTAAATTTAAAGAGCCTAATGAAAGTGATGAAGAATTTAGTAAACGTAAAGCTGCTGCTATTAAAGCTAGAGATGAGATTATTGAAAAGAATAATAAGATTCATAATGATATTCTTAATCGTAATTGGGAAGAAGTATTTAATAGTTTCTTAATTGAAAGTAATAGATATAATGCTATTAAAACAGTTAAAAATCTTCTTTATACTGCTGACCAAATTATTACTAGTAATACTGCTTATGATATAAATTATAAAGGTAGTATAACTGAAAATAGAGAAGCTAGTGCTGGTGGAGAAATTGAATATAAACAAGAACAACAAACTAGAACTAGTCAACATCTTAGAAGTTTTATACGTCGTCTTGTATTTGAACAATATAAGGATAATAAAACTCCTAATCTAGTTAAACTTGGTTCTCTTGCTCAAAATATTGCTGGTAGTAAATATATGATGATGAATATAACTGGTGGTATTGCTAACGTTCTTACTGGTTCTAGTAATATATTTATGGAACGAGCTGCTGGTGAATATATTAATCTTAAAGATTGGGAAGCTGGTAAATCTGAATGGATTAAAGGAACTGTTAGTTATATGGCTAATATGTATAGTGAAAATAGTAGTACACTTCAAGATGCTATTATTAAACTTAGTCATGTAGTCGATTTTGATAGAGTAACTGAAGTTAGCACTGCTGAAGGTCTTAAAGAAAATATTCGTAGAGTTCGTGGATTATTATTTAGCCCTCAATCTGTTGGTGAGCATTATATGCAAAATGTTATGTTATTTGCTATGCTTAAATCTCATAGACTTGTTGATAATGGTAGAGGTGGTTATGATATAATGAGTAAAGAAATGTATCATCGTAAAGCTGAACAAGATGCTCTTATGTCTGTAATAAATACTCCCCGTGGAGAGGAGAACCAAGCTCTTCTTGAACAATTCAATAAGTTCATGGATGAAGCTAAAGCTGATAATAAAAAACGAGCTAAATATAATCTATTTAAAGCTAATCCTATATTTGATTTTGTTAAAACTTATCTTAATGAAGAACAACAAAGAGAATATATAGCTAAGCGTAAAGAACTTATTAAGAATATTGATAAAAAGTTTGCTAAACTTCCAGATATTTATAATCAATTTGAACTTAAAGATGGAATTGCTCAAATAAAATCTGATAGTAAACTTACTCTTAAAGAATATGCTAAATTTATTGATAAAGTTCGTGAAGTAAATAAGAAAGTTCATGGTGTTTATGATAAACTTGGTTCTGCTAATATAGAACAACATTGGTGGGGTGGTATGGTTATGCAATATCATAAACATCTTTATCCCGGTTTTAAGAAACGTTATCGTTGGAATGGTTATTATAATGAAACTCTAGGTACTATTGAAAAAGGTAGTTATACTAGTCTTTATGATTATTTGACTATTCCATTTAAAGAAACTAACGTAGGAGAAGTTAATAATGTGAGTGATGTTCTTAAAGCATTCCAAACTTATGGTAAGAATTTGCTTTCATTTGCTGTTAATTTCAAACTTAATTATGAACTTCTTCCTGAACATGAAAAAGCAAATATTAGACGTAATTTAGGTGATTTACTTTATGTAGGTGCTGCTATTATTGGAGCAATTGCTATAACTGGTATGGGAGGTGATGATGATGAAGGTATTATTTATAATCTTATGCTTTATCATGCTGACCGTCTTGCTTCTGAAGCTGCTTCATTTACTCCATTTGGAGCTTATGCTGAAGGTAAAAAATTATGGTCTAGTCCTGTTGCTATTGGACAAACTATTAATGACTTACTTGGTACTACTGCTATGGCTGCTAGATTCCTTATTGAAGAAGATTTCACAGAGGAATATACTACTGGTAGATATAAAGGTATGAACAAGTTTGAAGTTATGGCTATACGTAATATACCTGTTATTCGTAGTATTAATCGTGTTCTTGATTTACCTAATAATAATAGTTATTATAAACTTGATGAAAATATACTTAGTATTATACCTTATAAAGATATAGCTAAAGATATATTTGAATAAGCTGGACTTGAATCTAGTAAAAAATAAGGGCTTGCCTATGGTATCACTACCTAGACAAGCCCTATTTCTTTTATCTTAATTAAAACCATCATCATTATTACCGATAACACACATAAGAATAACAAAAACTATAATACCAATAACAAATAGTTTTCCACTATACTTATCCATAGCTTCGTTATCACTAATATTATTAGCAACAGCTAATAGTTTAACACCACCAAATATAATACCAAGAAGAACAATAAATGCAACCATAATTATAATATGTTTAAGTTTAATAATAAGATAAAAATAAGCCCCAGTAGTAAGATTAGCTTATCTACCAGGGCTTCAGTCATGCCAACGACTATAAGTTTAAGGATTAGTAGAACGCTCCGCTTCGCTACGCTCAACTCCCCGTAGAGGATGGAATAGACTAGTATTCATTCAATTAATATAATCATTATCATTAATAACTATACTAATATTACTAGCATAACTACCGTTCCATCCTCTACGGGGAGTATAGCGAAGAGTGCGTAGCACTCGTAGCGGTTCCAAGCTAACCATTAAATTAAATAAAGCCAGCTCTATTAGAGCTAGCTTTAAGTATAACATATAAACCATTAGCATTAATACTATTTACTTCTTTAGTCCATATTTAGCCCATTGAAGAACAAATCCAAGACCTTCCCAAATTTTATCTTCAGCTTTAATTTGAGCATAATTAGCACCAACATTTAAATCAAAGTTTTCAGGTTTTACACAAGCTGCTTGACCATGAACTTCAAATCCAGTAAGACAAGTAAGAGTAGTATTAGTTGTTTTAGTACCAACTTTTACATTTTCAATATCTTTAATAAATCTCTTAATATCATTTTCTTTAAGAACATCTCCAGCAGGGTCTTCAAGTTTATAATAAGCTTTCTCAAACTCTTTAGCAGGACTCCAAGATTTATATCCATCTGGATAAGTTACTTCATAACCATCTTCTTCAAAAGAATGATTACCAATTTTATGACCTTTGTCATTTGCTTCGCGAGCTGTCATAGGAACAGCTTCAATCATTTTAACACCAATAAATTTAGCCATAATTTTAAAATTTAATTATTTATTTAATAGTAGTAGTAATTATTACAAATCTATCATCTGCCGGTTCAACATCAATAGCCTGAAATTCTTTATATTCAGTATCTTCAACTAAAACAAGTTTATCTTCATCAAATTGTTGAAGTTTATCTATAAGTTCTTTAACTGTCATAGCTTTAAAATTTAATTAATCACTAACTATTATAACTTCTCCACAATTATTACTATAATCACATACTTCATTAATAGAATTAATATCACCATTATAATCAATATATACTATTGATTCTTCATCGCAAGTTTTAAGCATTTCTATAAGTTCTTTAACTGTCATAGTTTATTCTTTTTCAAGTTTATTAATAATATCTTTAATATAATCACTAGGAAAACTACCTTCAAGTCGAGCTAATTCTTTTCTTTTATAATCATTATCGACTTTAGTAATAACAGTAGTAGGAAATTTAGTAATTTCTTTTCTTAGAATATCATCGAGATTTGTATTACGAATATTAAGAGTAATATCACAATTAGCTTCATTAATAGCATCAGTTATATTTTTAATTGCTATTTTACAAGCGTCACAACCATCTCTAGTAAAACAATCAATACGTATCATAACACAATAGCATTATTTTTAACAGCTTCTTTAATAGTATTAGGAACTCTAAGAAGAGTATTCTTAATCATTTCAGTAGTAAGACTATCAGAATATACATAAGTAGCATAAGTTCTCCAACTATCTTTAATTACAACAGCAAACTTATTCGGATTATTAACATTAGTTTGAATATATTCTACTTTAGTATTCTGATATTTCCACATCCAAGCAATAGCATCAGCACACTTAGCACGAGTTATACAATCATGTTCATCAATAAACGCTTCAACAAATATATTATTTGTTTGTCTTGTAGGTTCATCTCCAGTAAGATAATTAATATCATTACGAAGTTCTTCCCAAGTAACAGAATTACTATATCGTTTATATTCTGTATCATCTCGATATATAATACAAGTAGGATATTCAGTAATATTCTTACCGGCAACAGCCTTTTCAAGTATCATATCTTCAAGAATAAGATGGTCAGGAAGATTTTTAAAATTACATTGAACATTAGTACCAAATAAAGCTATATCAATAGCTTCTCGCATAGCTTCTGTTTTATCTTTATCAGCACTTTTATAATAAAATTCAATTTTAACCATAGTATTCGTATAATATAATGAGAATTTATAAAATTAGCTATTTTAAAGCCCCACATTGAATGATATTCATATCGTGATAAATTAATCACAATAACAATTAAAATTCAATGTAGGGCAAAAGAATCATATCTATGACTTTCCTAGCAGCTTGCGAAGATACTTTCTAATAGTGTAATCGCTTTGCACACCATGTAGAATATCACCATTACAGTAAGCAGTAGGAGCATCACTAATACCAGCGCTACGCGCTTCTTGTCTACCAGTATCAGTATATAGATTATACCTAATAAGATTAAACCTACCGGCAAACTCAGGAAGAGCAAGAGCTTTATGAAGCCTTTCTTCAAAAAGTTTACTAACATTACAATCAGGTAAATAAAACAAGATTAACTTTTTCATAGATAAACTTCATTACCTTCAACTTTAGCATCACTAAAATGACTTTTAAAACTTTCAACACTTCTACACCATAAAGGTTCAAGCCCATTAAGTTTATAAATAACAGCAGGAATCCATTCACCTGTATCTGGATGTTTCATTTTAGTAATACTAATAATTATATATTCATTAGATGTTTTATTATGAATATAACGAGCACCAACTTTAAGCTTTAGCTCCTCCACCGGTTCCTTCTCCAAATCCTTTGTTTCCACGTTCACTTTCTCCTAATTCTTCAATAGATTCAACTTCTTTCCAACTAATACGTTCAGCACTATTAATAATAAGTTGACAACATCTATCTTCACCATCACAATTATATGGCGGAGTATAAAGTTTATCAAGAATATTAGTAGTTGTAGCTCTAACATTATTAAGTTTAAGTCTAGCATTACCAACCATACTATCAGGTAAATGCATATGTTCTCTCAACTTATCAACTATTTCAGCAAGAGTAGATACAGCATGAACTAAATCTCTAGAAGTACGATTCTTAAAAATAATAAGAAGTTCTCCACGATAACCCCAATCAAGAGTACCAGGAGCATTAGGCATATAAAAGTCAGATTTAGTAAGATTACTTCTAGGACGTAAAGACATTTCATTAGGTTCACCATTAGCATCATCTCCAATATTAAATGCTAAACCTGTATGATAAATAAATCTATCTTTATCTACATCATATTCATAGCAAATAGGATAAATATCCATACAAGCATCACCTTCTTTACCATAAGTAGGTAGAATGGGTTGAACCATACAACATTTCTTTACATCTACAACATCTTCATTAAGAAGTTTAATTTCTTTCAGTTTAAATACTTTTACTTCCATATACAATTAAATTATTAAATTAAAGAGCTTCTGCAAGAGCAAAAGCATTTTCTATTTTTCTTGATTTATCACCATAACAAATACTATCAAATCGCTTAGTACCTTCAATATTATCTATATTAGAATAATATCCACTAATAGCATTAACTGCACCCCAAGCTGTACCAAGAATATCTCTTTGACCTGGACCATCAAAATAATAACTATAAGTATCAGAAATAACATTCATTTTTCTACTACTTATTTTACTATCAGTTAAAGCTAAACCACTACGATAAGCAATATCTTTAATAGTATGTCCTGTATCTTTTAGACGTTGAATTTCATCACTAGTAAGAAGATTTTCTCCAATAAATTGAATTACATCTTCATCAGTAACTTTAATATTAGCAAGTAAATTACAATATTGACCAAATTCTTCAGATTTAATTTTACTAATTCCAAGTATTTCTTGTGCAACAGAAATCTTATTATGAACACTAGTTGTATGTCGAAAACTAACATAATTACTACTAGTACGAATAGCAGCATTAAGAGTATTTTGACAAATAACTCTAATAGGAGTAAATAAAATCTTAACTCCACCACTACCATCATGAGTATTAGTAAATACTAGATAATTTTCAACAGGGTCACCTTTAACAAGAATATTATTAGGAAGTTTAGCACTTACAAATATTCTCTCACCATTTCCCCAAAATCCAGCAGTTTGCCAAATAGCAGAATTTTTACCAATAGCGTCATCAAAGAAATTAAAAGCATCATTGTTTTGTACAATAGTATATTTACTTTTAACAACACCTAAAGGAATATTGTAATCAGTACGATAGGTAGCAAAGGCGTTATCACACTTACGATAAATGTCAGTACCAAAAACATGAGCGCCTTCTTTTTGTTCTTTAATAATTCGGTCAAGTTCTTCATCAGTTCCAGTAAGTTTAATAGGCATTTTACCAACTAGTTCACATTTAGCTACATTAAAATTAAGTCCAGCTTTAAGCATAACTTCTTTAGCAGTAGCACAATCTGATACATCAATAGCACCAGAATAAGCCCAAGGTTTACCTTTTACTTTATACATATTATTTATGACTTATACGTAACATAACACTTTCAATATCTCTAACAGCTTGGTCTTTATTAACACCATAAGTATCCATATACCATTTTATTAATTCTTTTACTTTTTCTTCTAGTTCCATAATTAGCAAGATTAGTAGTGTTGACTCCCCGTGGAGGATGAACTTAATTCTGTTCTCTACGGGGAGTATAACCAAATTATTTAATAATAAGACTAGTATTTTCAACAAGTTTAGCTATACTAATATCTCTACCATCATTAAGAATATTCTTCATAGTAGTTTTATTAACACTGCTACTTCTAGTCATTTCATGTTGATGATTAAAGAAAGTATTAAGTAAATCAAAATTAATTTTATTAGCTAAATCACCAATAGGTTTTTCAATTTCAAATTTAACTTTAATACAATCTAAATCATCAAGCGTAAAATAACCTCCAGTTTCTTCTCTAAGTCTAGCAGATTGTTCAGGATATCTTTCAGTAAATTTATCATTAATTTGTTCAAGAAGAACATCTCTACTAAATGAGAAATTACTATCAATCATATCATTATCCCAAAGAGATTGTAAATGTTCAAGAACTAAATCAATAAATATTTGATTAAGATTTTCATCAATCTCAACACATTTACTATTCTTAGTATAGAGTTTACTATCAACTAAATTAATAACTTTATTACCAGACTTACCTAAATCTCCATAAGCAATAACAGCATCAAGCATAACTCCTTTAAGTCTTTCAGCATTGTTTTCTTTAGTTTTACGAAGAACAGCTAATCGTTGCTCTTCCTTTTTACAAGATTTAGCTTCAAGATTAAGTACAGTATATGCTTTACGATAACCATCAAGTTTAGATTTAAGATTATCTTGTGTAATAGCAAGACGTTCTTCAAGTTCAGGAGTTAATTCACCTCCATTTTCTTCTAACTCAAGAAATATATCCTCAAGTTCAGCAGTAATATTATAAATATTTGCCATTATTTTCTACGTTTAGGTATATTATAAGCAGAACGATAATAAGGATTTAAATAACCAAATAAATGAGTATAATCACTAGCAGTCATTTTACCTGTATTAGTTCTATATTTATAAATAGCTTCAGTATATTTCTTCCATAGTTTTTTTACTAAACCAAGATTACCAACAAATCCACCATTTTCAAATACAATAGCTTCTGTATTTTTAGTAGTTCTAAAACGGTTATTAAAACCATAAAATCTTCTTCCCATAACTTTAATATTTAAATAGTTAATAATTTATTAATTATGTCTCATTTCTTCATACGCTTTATCTTCAAGTTCTTCAGTAACATCTTCAAGACGAATACCTTTTAAACAAGAACATTCTTCCCATTGAATATTATAAATAATATCAAGTTTAATTAAATCAATATTATTAATATCAACAGCCATAATCCAATTATCAGGAGATATTTCTACTTCAACACAATCAATGATTTGTGTAGGTTTAGGCATCCATCCTTTGTTAATATCATGTTGCTGTAAAAGACAAATACTAAAATATCTACCGGTAAGAACATTATCTTTATGTTCAAATAATCCACCACTCCAACAAATAGGATTTTTATTTTCAGTCCATTCTTTAGTAGCAAAACTATATCTACTAGTAGCTCGTTTAGTAAAAGCTCCATTATAATGAATACTACCATTTGGTTCTTTAAATACATCAGATTTACGTCTGTTTTGACAAGTACCATCAGAACTTATTTGGCTCCATTCATCATCAGTAAAACGAAGAGGACTAATAATATCCCAATCACATAGTTTTTGAACAAGATTAATTTCCCAAGGAGCAGAACCACCGGAATTACCATGAGAAGCAAATACAGCAACAGCTTCAATTACTTGTTGATACATCCAATCATCTGGACCACCTTCTCCTTTACCATATCCAGCAAGTTTAAGTTCTTTAATAGTATGTTTACAAATATTACTTTCTCTAATAACTTTAGCTAAAACTTTCTTATTAATAAGAGGTTTATTATTTTGCTTTTTAATATAACGCTTACTTTTCTTCATCTTTAATTACTTTAAGAACAACAATATTACATAAAAGACCATAACAAAGATACTTATTAAATATACAATTAGGACAATTTCCAATATGTTTATTTTTAACATATTTACATAAAAGTGTTACTTCTTTATCATCTTTACACCTAATTGTAGTATAAAGAAATTCTTCACCATCATTTAAGTCATCAGTGAAATTAGTACCACTATAATTTTCAACATGAAAATGTTTAAGTTTATCAATCTCTGAAGTCATATCCAAGTTCCATTAAATTATTTCTAATCATATCAGCTATAATAATACAATTAGGATGAGGAGTACCAGTAGTACCATAATAACGTAAATCAATAATATGGCGCCATTCTCTTACGGAATATGTATAAATACATCTAGTAGCAGTATCAAGAGGAAGTTTACCACGAGCATCTTGACGATGAATTTTATATTTATCTACAAGAATTTTATATTCTTCAAAATCTCTTTTACATCCATTAAGATAAACATTTATAGCTTCATTTAAATCAGCATTTATAGCTTCATTTAAAGTAGTATTATTATCATTATTAAATAATTCAGCTTCTTCTTTGCTTATCCAATGAGGTCTACAAATACTTCCATCTTCATAAACATATCTAGTTGATTTTTCAGCAATACTATTAGGACTAACGCGGTTTAATTCACGAGAAGTACTAATTTGTGTATCAACACAAAAAGTATATCTCATCATATGAAATCCTATTTCAGTATTACGAAAATCTTCAATAGGAACAATATATTTAGATATATAACCAAATTGTGTTTTATGGTCTAAAACCCAATTACCATTAACAGTTATATAATAAATATGTTTTTCATAATGATAACTAAAACCAATAGTATTAGCATAATTAATAACAATAGTTTCTAAAGTTTTATCACTATCATTAGCTATTATATAATAAGTTCCATGACGAAACATACTCCAATGTTCACTATTTATAAGTCTTTTAATAGTAGCTTCATCATTACCTGTTTCTCTACCATAACAAACTCTTGCACATCTAGCAACATGAGCTTTAGCATCATCTCCTTGTTGCCAAAGTTCAACTTTAGGTTCAATTATTTTCATTTTCTTGATTATTATAAAAATCTTTAACTACATTTCCAAACACACTATAAAAATGTTCTTTAGGTATAATATTAATAGGTTGTATAGAATCAAGCTCTTTAAAAAACTCTTTAAGACCTTTATTTCTAATCCATAAAGTATCATAAGTAGCAGTTATATAATTATCTTTATCCATGTCACAAGCTATAAAACAAGTTTCACTATCAAGCTTATCTATACATTCTTTACATACAATAGCTTCAGCTATTTGTTTACTCTTACTAGCATCTTCTTCAACAGAATTTCCAAGCGGAGTATAACCAATAACTTTACCACAACATATACAAACTCTAGCAAGAGCATTTATACCAAAAATAGGATGTAATTTCATACCATATAATCAGTTACAAATTTAAGAACTTTATAGAAAAGACCAACAAGAGTACCAGTATTATCAATAACATAATCATCATCACAAATTTTTATTTGTTCACTTTCATGATTATCATTATTAACTCTTCTATCTACTCTTATTATTTTTCCACCACATACTTTAATAACATTACATTCATTATCAAATCTAGCATCAGCAATAATACATTGACCTAGTTTATTTCTAATATCAAATGCTTTATTAATAGTATAATGAACAAAAGCATTATGCCAAAAATGATTTCTAATAACATTAGTACCATAATATTGGAGAAGAACTCTAATTTTAATAGAAATATTATTATTTAAAGAAAGAAGTGAAGATAAATTATCATAATTAAATTCCCCTATATTATTAATAACTCTATATGCATCTTTGATATTAGTAGAAACAATACCAGTTTTAAAATTATAATAATTTTCTTCTTTAATATCTTGCCTATCAAGAAGTTTACGGTCAATATTACAAAATGCAGCAATATCATCTTTAAGTTTATCAGCAAAATGAATAATTATTTCATCATTTTCAACAAACTCATTTTTATGATAAAGAAGCCAAGTATCATAATTAGCTTTCATAATACCATCATGAAGGATATAACTAATCATAGAAGCAACTGTATCTTTACCACTTCCTTTAAATCCTTTAATACCAACAATAGAAACTTTATTAATACTCATAATAATTTGTTTTTGTTTATCAAGACAAATATAAAAATATAATAGGAATTTACTAGTAAATATGATGCTGAATTTAATGTTAAATATCATAGTGAGAATGACGCATTTTAAGGCTCAACATGACACGCAAATCTTATCGTGATAGATTAATCATTCTGATATATAAAATTGAATACAGGCAAAAAGAATCATGTCTACGAGCGTGTCATATACAATTTTACACCCATGTAAAACAGAAAAGCCTAGCACATCATATTGTGTACTAGGCTTCACCTTATTCAATATCTATATGATAAATAATACAAAAATCATTACGTCCTTCTACAAACTTAACATTAATATTAAAATCATCTTTAGACACAACAAAAGCATTACGCAATCTTGTATCGAGAAGTCTAATAACTATATTAGGAATATATAACTTAAATCCAGTATTAGCATCTCGAATAATAGGAACACTATTATTAATTCTATTATCATTATACAAAATCACATAAAGTTCATTACTTTTAGTTATATCATTATATCTAACAGCAAAATTATAACTTTTAGCATCATAATCAGTAAATAGAATAATAGATTTATAATAACAACTAAAATAAGATTTAGTTCTATCAAAACTATTATTCTTAATTACATTATAATCTAGTATCTCCATTTATAACAACATTTTTAATATGAGATGGAACTCTAGTAACACCACTTCGTTCACCATAATCTATATGAACAGTTCTACCAATATAAGATTGAGAATCGAATAAAACTTCCTGTTGAACAATATGACTAGTACTTAAACGAGTTTCAAACTTTTCATCATTAATATCATTTTTACAAAGAAGAATAGGTAAATCACGTTTCTTTTCTTTATAAATATCAATAATTATAAAATCTCCTTCAGTAGCATCTTTAAACTTCTCCATATAATTAGCTCTACGTCTACCGTATTGATAATCAGTTTCAGTATTACGAAGTATAAGACCTTCAAAACCTATATTAATAAAATTATTTCTAGCTTTAATAGCTTTATCATTATTATTAATATATATACTAGGAAGAATAATCAATCGCTCTTTATTATTATAATGTTCTTCAATATTATTAAAAGAAGTAGGCTTTTTAATATGATAACGATACATATTTCTATGAGCTTGGTCACCTTCCATCATAATATCATAACACCAAAATTGAAGAAGTTTATTTTCAATACAATTAGCATCTTTAACAAAATGATTAATTTGATTAATAGTATAACCGGGAAGATAAACTTCACCATCAAGTGCTGCAAATCCATTAATCATATCGTCGATAATATTTGTATTAATAGTAGCAAGCAGATAATCTTCAAGATAGCCAAGAGTATGCCAAATAAGACCTTCACGACTTTGGAAACGAAGTCTAACAGGTTTAAACATATCATTTTGAGTATAAGCAGTAACAATACAACGAAGACCATTAATCTTATACTGACCATACATACAACTGACTTTTTTCCAAACATTACCATTATACGTTTTAGCAAGCATTGGAAGTAGAAGATTAGTATTTCCATTACTAAGGTCTTTAGGTAGATAAGTATTTAGAAAATTAAATAGAGTATCATTATCTCCATCCTCCACGGGGGGTAAACCCTGCATATCACAAAGTTCATTAAGATATGTATATCCTTTTTTAATCTTATCGTTATATCTACTCTCAAGTTCTTTTTGACCATCTTTTTGAGTAACAGCATAAACTTCTTTACGAATATTACCTCGAATAAGACCATAAAAAACAGTGATACTATTAGTACCACTGTCAAGTTCAGCCCACCAAACAGTAGGCACACCATTATTATTTCTACGATAAAGTTTATTCATTATGTTCACTTATTTTTAAACCATTAAATGCAAAACTAACAGCTTTACCACCTAGAAGTTTAGCTTTACGCTGAGCAATCGTTTCCTTTTTAGGCTTAATAGCCTTTGCAATACCGGTGCTAACATCAATGGGTTTACCTGTAAAGACATCTTTTGATTGATTAACTCTGCTAGCACTTCTAGTGCGTTTCCTTGGTTCTTTACTATAATATCGTACTGGGTTTCTTCTCTCGAAATCAAGATTTTTTTCATGTATATCAATAATTCTTTTAATAATACTATTACGATAATCAATATAACTTTGAGCTTTTTCTGGATGATATTCTAGAATAAGATAAGCTTTATCAAGAATATATTCAATACTAGAAAGAGTAATACGATAACCATAATTAATAGTTTGTCTAGGACGAGAACCATCAGGATAAATAGTAGTACAATCTAAATCTTTAATATAAGATTCAATCGCATCACCCATTGTAGATTTATCAATAATATAATTAATATATCTAATATCTCTATCATCTAGCTTTTCTTCATATCCTTTTATTATCATAGATTTTCTTTCTTACATTTATAAATAATAATACGAGTTGGTTTACCTATAAGACAGTGATTATATTTAAACCATTCAATAATATCAAATGTAGGATAAGTTTTAGCTATTCCTTCAACAAGAGCATAACCTTCTTGATAATTAAAATTACTATGAACAGTTCCACCATTATCAGTATCAAGTAAGCTAAACTTTTTGATATATTCAATGTCATCATTAGAAGATAGATTAATTTCTCCATAACAATAAATATCTTTTTTATCAATATGTTTATTATCTATATTAAGATATTCAAATTTATCAAGATTTTGTTCATCTTCTTCAGTAATTGGACGCATAACAGTATATGTAACACCAGCTAGACTTTTAGTATGGCAAAGTATTACTTTCTTCCGTATCCCAAGTAAATTCAGTTTCTTCTCCATAATTATCTTCTATATATTTAACAACTTGTTGAGTTAATTCATTAATAACATTTGTAGAATAACTACTTCTCAATTCGGCAAAATCTTTAACGCCAAGTTCTTTAGGAATAATAATAGGTATAATATCATAATCATTCTTAAGAATCACAGCTTCCATAAGACCAGTTCTATCATTATCCATAAGGCTAATAAGAAAACCATTCCGATTAAGTTTACTACGAAGCCAATCATATTCAATTTGACGAAGTTTATAAGTTTCATGTGGAATATTAACAACACCAATAGTTTTAAATTCAAGGGTAGACCCCCCGTAGAGGATGGAATGATTAATACTCTTTAGATAACATTCAAGACTTAATCTATCTTTAGTAGATTTAGTTATAATAATAACGTCATAATTATCTAATTCAAGATTAATAATTCCTTCAATAGTATTACTATTAGTTATAAACTTAACTTCAGTTTTCTTATTTCTATTTGGAAAATACAGTTTAACATTAACTATTCCTCTTTTATCTTGCCCAAGAACGTAACCATAACATAAATCCGTTTTATCTTTATCGTAAAAATATTTAGGAATAGGATTAGTAGAACGATTAATATAAAATTGGTCAACAGGATAAACAAAATGAGTATTAAGAAAATTAAGATTAACACCAAATTGTCCCCAATACTTAGCATCTAAATTATTCCACGGACGAGTAACAAGTTCAATAATAGGTTTATGATTACGTACATTACTAATAGCCCTAGTAATACTATAATCATTGTTTTCATCTTTATCTTGTCCATAAATAATATTTCTAAAAGTATAAGCAATATGTTTAAGAACAAATAGAAATTGACTTTTAATAGAAATATCAATTTGCTTATGAACAATTTCAGAGAGTACAGTTGCAGCAGCATCTATACAATCTCCCCACCAATATCCAGCAAAATCTCTTCCTTTAAGTTTATTCCTATTATCATATCTAAAACCAAAACTAGGATGAGTATCTTCACGAAAAGGACTAGATATAAATTCTCCTGTATCTATACAATGCTGTATATCTTCAACACTAATTCCAGTATAAGTGCTAAAAATAGTAATTTGACTAACTTTAGAGAAAATATAATCTTTAGTTAAAATAGTATTATTAATATTTCTTTTCATAATATTTCTAATTTGACCTTTATCGTGAACATATAAAAAAAGAGGATTAGGTACTAAAATAGTACCCAATCCTCTTACATACAACTATTTAACTAACTTTAATTTTTTAAAATGGTAAATCTTCTGTTGGATTAACAAAAGCACCAGCAGCATCATTACCGCTACCAAATGGACTAAAATCTCCACCTCCATTAAATCCACCAACAGGATTCATAGGAGCAGCAGTTTGAACACCGGGCATTACACCTACACCAGGCATAGCAACATTTGGCTGTTTAGCTTGTTCGGCAGATTTTTGATAAACAATACTTTCTTTATAAGGGTCAATATGCAAACTAGGAGCAGATTGTTCTTTATAAAGTTCAATAACTCCATCATTGATAAATGTAGGAAATCCTAAATCACCAAATGAAGATTTACTTCCAACAACAGCACGCCATTTACCATCATTCTTAACGAAACGAAGAAGCTTCATCCAAATAGTAATAGGTTTACCTTTAGCATCATTATAAACAGGTTTACCATTATTGTTAAGTAATTTAACATAATTTTCAAACACAGTCTTATAACCAGCTATAACTTCTTCAGCCTCAACAGGTACATACTGCATATTTTCATCAAAATCTTCAAAAGGCAAAGTAAGAGCATCAATTTCTTCTTCTGTTAAATCACGACCTTTAAGAACAAATACATTATATATATGTTTCATAAAGCGGAAAATGTTATCAACTTTCCAAGCACCTTTACCACCGGGAATAGTTTCAACATTACTTTCAGCAGGAAGAAGACGTTGAGTTACATAACGACGTTCATTGATATTTTCATGATTACTAGCAAAAGTAAATGTAAGATAAGGAATACTCATACCAGCAAATGAAGGCATACCTTGAACATCATCTTTCAGTGTAGCCCAATCAACTTTAACATCTTCAAGATGACCAATAAACAAGCCATTAGCTTTATTACAATCAGTACGTTCATCAAACTTTTTACGAGTTACATCACGTAAATCATTATTAATACCTCTACCTCTACGTTTTTTAGGAGTTTGTACTTCTGCATTAGCAGTTTGTTCAGCACTTGCTACAACAGTAGCTTCATTCTTAATTTCTTTTTCTGTCGACATAATTAAAGTAATTAAAAGAATTATTATATAAAATAAGAGCTGCACCATTAGCAATACTAACAATGCAGCTCTATGTTCAAGATACTATATTTCTAGGACGAAGATTTGATTATTCAGCAGTTTCTTCTTTTTCAGCTTTCTTACCGATACGAATAGGTTCTTCATCTTTATATTCGGTAAGCATTGCAATCTTAACAACAATATCTTTATGACCGTTATTAACAACAGCTTCTTGCAAGTTATCAATATCTACTGTATAAACACGATTCTTAGAAGTAGCTTCTTCATCAGTCATATCAGCTTTCAACTGTTTCCAAACATTAGAATCAGTAAAGTTAAGAGTTACACCAATACCAGACAAAGCAGCAGTATTAGCACATTTAGAACCTTTAATCTTAGCAACTTCATCACCTTGAATACAGCTAACCAAAAGTTCTTTCTGTTCATCTTCGGTAATACCTTCACGACCAAGAGCAGCTTTAAGTTCTTCATTAGAAGAAGATAAAGCACCTTCAAGAGTTTCTTGGAAATAAGTATTAACATACTTAATCTTATCATTCTTAGTCATACGAACACGAGTAGTGCAAGGATTACCATTCTTATCTAATTCAGCAATACCTTTAGCCAAAGCCCAAATATCAAATTCAGCATGAACAGCCATAGCAGCTTCGGGAGATTCAATATCCAAACCTTGTTCTTCACAGAAAGCAACAACTTCGGGTACTTTATTGATAATAGCATTATCAATGTTTGCACAGTTATTAATGAACATTACATATTCACCATGAGCAATGCCGAGAGCTTTAGAAACTTGGGCAGTCATACGGAAACTACCGGGAGTAGAAACAACTACCAATTCAGGTTCTTCACTAACTGCTCTTTGACCAGCATTAACAATACCCATACCAAAACTCAAACCTTTCTTAAAGTCTTTCATAATTATAATTATTTAAAAAGTGAATAATATCAGTCATACGACTGTTTTGTTTAATAATAATTTCTCTATCTTGTTTATGTTATTGAACTTCAGTAATATCAATAATATCTTCATTACTCAAATCAATACCTTGCATAGTCTTTAATTCTTCTGTGCTTAAACAGCCCATAATTAAATCATTAGCAATTTCACGAGCACCATAAACAAATGCTCTATGACTTATCATTATTTTAGGATATTTCTTATAAGTATCTTTTTCAAAACATCCAGCAACAATAGCATCTTTATAAGTAAACTCACCAGTAGCAACCATATTACGTTCTCCAATTTTACGATAAAAACGATAACTAGTAATATAATCAATAGGAACAGCAGGTATTCTATAAACAGGAACTTTACCAGTAGAAGCAATTTGTTTAGCTTCATTAGTATTAGTAGCTATTTCAAACTTACCATTAAGTTGATATTCTTTATATACATTACCATTATAATCTTTATAATATTTAACAGGATAAACGTATATATGTTCATGGTCTTTATCTTCTGCATTTTTAGTTTGTGCCTCTTTGGGAGTAAGACACTTAATACAGTCAGATGGAAGTTTATCTTCATCATAAGCATTAAAGCCATCTGTATATTCGTACAGAGCGCGATAATTATCTACTTTTTCCCAACTCACGCTGCCTTTGACAAGTAATGCCTTAATAATGTGAACATCAACACCTGTTTTACCTTGAACTACATGAATATGTTCAATGCAAGTAGAAAATGGAACTCTAAGGTCTTTAGCTCTCATTGCAATAGCAAGACCATCTTCAACAGACTTAATACCACATTTATCACTACGCATAACACGTTTGATAAATACTTCAAGACTTGCAATTTCAGCTTCACTCATATAGTTAAGCTGATATGGAGCAACAGAATGTTGAACACCATGTTGTTTTTCAATACCACTATTACTAACAGCAACAGTAGTATCATTAACTTTAACTTCTTTATCTTCGTCCATTCTATCAAAGAGCGATTTTGATTACACAACAAATGTAACTATTATATTTATACTAGCAAACAATATCATCAAAATTTTGAGCACTAATATCAGAATTAACATTCTGTATAACTTCATGGTTAACTGATAACTTTTCCTTTTTAAGACTTGCTTCTTCGATAGTATCAGCTATATAAAGTTTATGTACTTTAAGTTTTGATTGACTACAATTAACATTATTATAACGATAAATAAGTTCATCTATTGTATCACATAAAGGTGAGGTTAAAATCCATTCGTCTACGCTTGTTTCTAGGCTGTCAGTTGAATTATTTTTTATAGATAATACTCTTAATAAGCCATCATTAAAAGACTTCAAATTCAGCGTGGAAATAGCCTTAGATTTGATTATACGAGCAGTCCCTTTCTTGCTTCCAGACTTGTACAAAACAGGAATACCATTACTATCAACTAGAACTTTATCCTCAATTTTATCATGATAATCACCACAAATTTCACCTAATTTATCATTAATATATTTAGTTACAGTAGCAGCATATTCACCTCTCTTACTAATAATAAGAAATCGTTTGTCAGGATTATCTTTAATAATTTCAACTATCCTTTCTAGCTTACAAACATTATCAGAACATATAAGCATACGTTCACGAACAATATTATAAAAAGTCTTAACTCGTTCAGCAAGAACAAGAGGATTATAACATTCATCAATTTGTTTACTAAAAGGATTAGTCATATCCATATCAGCACTCCATCCATTATATTCAGCTATTTCTGTAATATATTGCATAGCACTACGCCCGTCTTGAGTACCATTTCGAGCACATTTAATATTATCAAGATTACCAAATACTTGAATAGTCTGAGTAATAAATTCAGTATATTTATCATAATTAGTAATATCTTCTTGACTAGTAAATAAAATCTGCTCTCTGTGTTCCTCTACGGGGAGTATAGCTCGCATACCATTAGAATTTAGAATATTATTAATAGGTGGAATATTATTATAAATCTTAGTTAACGTAGAAGTATCAATAGTTTTTTCAGTTAAAATCATAAGTTTAAATCTAGCATGATTAAAAACTGTATTACAAGATAAATTCCATTCGTTAACTCCAACAACAATAGAAATATCATAATTATAATTATATCTACTATTAACATAAGTATGAGTAAGAATATTAATAGTATCTATATTTATATTATGATTTTTAAGACCATCAACAATTTCAGTTCTTCTTTTCCAATTATCTGTAACAATAAGTATTTTAATATTATCATTCTTATTTCTCATAAGACTAATAATTCTACTTATAATTTCACAATAATCAACAGGTGGAACACAATTAATAGTTCCAATACCTTTATATTCTTTAGAACCCCATTTGTTAATTAGTTTATCATAAGTTTCTTCAACTATATTTCTCATCCAAAATCATCTTCATTAAAAATAGGATTATACATACCACTATATTTTTTAATTTTACTTTTACCTTTACCTTTAGGAGAAATTTTAAGTTTGATAGGATTAATAACTTTCATAGCTTCTTGATAATAAAATTTAAAATTAATATCTCTAAGAGAAATATCTTTATCATCAAGACTATTAATAACTGTTACAACAGAACCAGCTGCCATTCTACTACGAGAACCGTTATCATTATGAACTTTCTCAATAATATAACCTCTATTAGAAACATAAAATCTAACATATCTTTGACAAACAACATGAGTAACTTGCCCATTTTCAATCTTAGTTTCTTCTACATGAAATTGTTTACCTACATTTTGAGTAAGACAAAAGTCAAGAATATTAGTTGCTTCTTGAAGAGTATCCATCACAGGTTTATTCTTAAGAAAATAGTTTTCAATAGCTTGAGCAACAATAGGCATAGAATAACCTTTAGTTAAATCTAAAGAATACATCATAGGATTAAGAGCACCTTTAGATTCAATTTTAAGTTTACCTTTAGACCTAAATTGAGTAATATAATTATTAACATCACGAGCTATAAGACTATGAACAACATCACTATCTGCTTGCATTCCAGTAATATTTTGCCACCAAGTAGTAATTTCTTTAAATTTATCTTCTTGACTAGCATAAACTTTTACCATAATACCATCAGTATTAGCACTAATAATATGAATATTATCTAGTTCAAGAGCTTCGCATAACATGAGAAGCATAAGTTGTCCATTAACAGTAACTTTAAGAACAGCAAGACGGTCATATAAATCTCCTTTTTCAAATCCAAGTTTACCATAAATACTATTTATGACAATCTTTAGAACTAAAGCAAGAATATCTTTAGCAATTCCATCTATGTATTCTTCTTCGCTATGTTTCACATCAACACGTTTTTGTTTCATCCAACTAATTAAATTACAAAAAGCATTTGTATCAATATGAGCAGGAGCAACTTTATGAACACCTATTATACTAGGATAAAAACTAGCAACATCAAAATGATAAATGGTAAAAGGTTTACCCCCCGTGGAGTATGGAGTTAAGTAATCACCATAAGGAGTAGTTGAATATAACTCCATAGGAACATCTTGACTATGTAAACCTCCAGTTGCAAGAGTATAAGTTATATCTCCAATTTTAACATTCTCACTAAAGGCATCTTTATTAACTCTATAAATTGTAGTTTTATAAAGTTTATCAAGTAAATCTTGAAGTTCTTTAGTTTTAAACTTAATAAAAGGAAAAATAACTTTTTTAAAACTCATAGCAGTTCTTTCAGTTTTCTTACCTTTCCATTGTTCAGGGGCAAGACCACTAAATTTACTATAAAATTTCTCAAAAAGAATATCAGCAGTTTTACTACGACTAGAATTAAGAACATCAACATCATATGCTTTACTAATAGCATAGCGAGATTTAATTTCTTCTGGATAAAGACGAACTATTTCAGCTACAATGAAAACATCATTAAGATTATAATACATCATAGGTTCAATATATTCATCAAGAATAAATCTATCCCATTTATCAACTAGTTTATTAAGCTGATTAATATTCATTCCTTTAAGATTAGGAATTTCATTATATAATTCAGCTTCTTTTTCATTAATGTCAGGAAGTTCATATTCTAGAAGTTCATACCATTGAAGATTAATAGAAGTTTGCTTTAGACCTTTAGGAACAGGTTTACGTTCACCTGTTTTACTATCTACAACTACACTTGCTTTATTAAGAGCAAATATACGCATTACATCAACACCTGTAAATGGTAGTTTATATTTTCTAAGACTATTAAGATAAAAATCAGTTTTAAATTTATCTTTATCATCTTGACTAGAAATAATAGTTTTACTAGTTTCATATAACTTATTAATAAGTTCTTTCGTACTATTCGTACGCATATAAAAACTAAGTAAAGCAGCAATCATAAGATTATCATAATTGAAATTATTAAATCCATACAAGTCAGTACGAATAATAGTTCCATTAGAATCCTTATAACATCTAGTCTTATTAATATAACCTATCATAGAAAGTAATTGACTATCGTCTTTATCTGTTATATAAAATTTATATTTTTCAACAGTTTCAAGACGAGCTTTAATTTCTTCAACAGATAGCTTTTGAACTAAAGGAATAGCTTTTCCATTACTATCAACACAATCTTTAAAAACTTTAAGATAGCTATTAATGCTAACAAAAGTAATAGAGAAGAAGTTTCTTAATACTTCGACATCATAAGCTATACAATTAATCATTTATAAAATTTATACCATAATTATTTCTATTTTCATTAACCCAATTAATATCATCAGCAAAACGCTGTTTAAATATATGATAAAGATTATCATCTTTAAATTTAATAAGAGGAGAATAATTACTAAATACATATTTACCACCAGTAGCTATAAATCTAGGAATAGGATTATCGCTAATACTACGATAAGCATCGCCAAATATAAATAAATATTTATAATTAATTCTAGCTAATTCTTTCCATAGAATATTACGACATTTATCAACAGCAGTAAGATAAGTATTATAATTATTAGAACAAGCACATTTAACACTATAAGTCATATAAACATCTTCGGTATTATTTCGTCCAGAGTATTCATCGTAAAGATTACCAATATCAGTGAATAATTGATAATCATCACAATAAGCTCTATCACCTCTAGGAAATAGGAAAACAATATCTCCATGAATACTTCCTCTACCACCTTGTATATATCTACCTGTATTAAATATACGATTTGGACATCTAGCACAATCAGGATATTCATCCACAGTTTTACTTGCCATAAGATAACACTAATTGATTACTAGCACGAGAACAAGCAACATATAATCTACGAAGCATTTCATCTCTATTAGTATAAGGATGACCATATTTATCATAAATCATATCGTTAATATCTACAAATACATTTTTATAAGTAGAACCTTGTGCTCTATGAGAAGTAATTGCAAAACCATAATCTAAATCTCTACTAAATAAAATCTTACCATTACTATTCGTAATATTAGAAGCTATAAGATATTTACGTTTAAAATCAAAATACTGTTTCCATTTACTTCCACGTTCAGAACTACTAGCTTTTTTAGCATCATCAATAAGACTAGTCAACTTCTTATAATACATTTGAAATGTATAGTTATCATAATGGTCAATAACAAATAAAGGTTGAGTTACACTTCCACCATGAATAGCTTGAAACTTAATAAGAAATCCTTTAAACTCATAATCATTATCAACTGTATCAACAATATCTTTAACAATATATTCTTCACTATTGTTTATAATAATATCATTAAAAACATTAACAACAGTAGTATAACTCATTATTAAATCATTACGAGTAATAAGGCTCTTATCAGCATCTTTAATAATCATATGCCTAACATGATTATTCCATTGTGCAACACGATTATTAGTATAAGCTATAATACGATACAAATCAATATTTTTAGTATATTCTTCATCATTAAAACAAGTATCAATTAAATCAGAAAATTCAGTTTGACCACAAACATAAAATCCTTTAGTTTCTTCATTATAATCTTGTCTGTTCTTAGATATATAATCAAGAAATTTCCATCCATTTTTACTATCTATATCTTCTCGAAGAAGTTTAAGAAGTTTACTAATAGGATTATTATCTCCTTGTCGTACAACTTCTTTAAGATAATAAGTATTACTAGCAATAAGAAAAGCTTGACTAGTTTTTTCATTAACAGGAGGAAGCTGACTAGAATCACCAAGCATTATAACTTTAATCTGAAGTTTCTTACATTTATTACTAATATACTTAACAAGTTTAGCATTAAGCATAGAAGCTTCATCAATAATTAAAACTTTAAGTCCGTCTAGTTTATCTCTTCCAACAGGATTAAAAGCAGGATTCTCAGGGTCAAAATTTTCAATATTAACATCAAGTCTAAAACCAAATAATGATTGAATAGTATTAACCTCTTTTCCGCCAATAGAATTACTAAGAACTCTACAAGCTTTATGTGTAGGAGCAGCACAGCCTATAACACCACCAGACCATTTGCAATTATTAATAACATATTTAATAACAAATGTCTTACCTGTACCTCCAGCACCACAAAGAGCATTAATATATTTCTTATCATCCCAAGGCTGTGCAAGAAACTCAATAAGTTCATGCACAGCTATTTCTTGGTCTTTAGTAAACTTAATGTTAGTATCTTTTCTATTACTATTAGCAATATTAAGATTACCAATCATTACAATTCGTTGTTTACATCAATAAGATTATTTTTAACTTTATCTTCATATTCTTTCCATTTTTGAAAAGCTAAAATAGTAGATTCACTATCGCCACGATTATAACACGTAGTAATATGAAACAATTCCTTAGCAAAAGGCATTTTAACAATTTTACCTTTAGCTATAAGTCCAGCAGCAAAAGGAATATAAAATCTAGTGTCAACAGTTTTTCTATTTTCACTATCTCTTATAATTTTAATTCTATGATTATACTTATCTAATCGACGAGCATAAATAACTTTCTTTCCTTTAGTTCTGTAACTTTCACCAGTAATGCTATATAGTTTGCCATTGTATTCTACTTTATAAGTACCATCAATATATCTAATAATACCTTCACATTTAGCAACTATAATAACATATTTATTGACTATTCCTTTCTCTTTGGATTTACCTACAACTCCAAATGAGAATTTAAAGCTAACCATAGCATACTACTTTCTTTTAATAGTACGCATACGTTTATCAACAGCACGAGTAATACCTTTAAAAGTATTATCTTCTGCAAACTTAGCTTTACGAGCAGCCTTTTTAGCAGCTTTCTTAGCAGCAATTTCTTCATCACGTTCTTTTTGTTGTTGAATAATATCAACAATCTCAACATGATAACCACAATAATGAGAAAGAAAATCAATCTTACCACTAGTTCCATTACCAATAGCACTATTTTTAGCTACTTTAATAACTTTACTAGCAGGATTAATTCCAATAACAGCGTCAACATTATTAAGTTGACGAACAACAGAAACTTCATCATACTTTTTCATAAGTACTTTACATTTTTAAAGATTAATAAAACAATTATATTTAATAGTTAAAACTATAATAAGTTCAATAATAGTAAGATTAGTAGAGCCACTACGCTACGCTCCGTGGCGACCCCCCGTAGAGGATGGAAGCAAGCTAGTCATTAAACTTTCTTTCTAATAATATCATTAAAATCACTAGTAAGTTTACCAATCCTATCTTCAATTCTATCTAGTCTATTTCTATCTCTATCTCTTTTAACTTCCCATTGTTTATTAATATCGCAAATATCAATTTGAATCTTTCTAATCCAATTTTGAGTATCATTAATATCTCTAATAAGTCTATCTAGTTTTTTACTAACAATGGTAATTCTTATAAAAAGATATACAGATAAACCAAATATCATACCAAGTATAAAATGAGAAATATTTTCAATCATAGAAATAATGATAAAGTTTACGAATAAGTTTAAATCTAGTATCAGTAATATTATAGATTTTAAATGCTTTAGCAACAAAATCAAAATCACCATATTTAAGTAAAGCATCTATATAATATTTAATATCACTAAGCCACATAATAGCATTAACAGAATATCTATCACTATCAGTATTAGTAATATATTGACCAATACTTTTAGCAATAGTATCAGCAGTTATATCATTAATAATAAACTTATCAGTAAACCAATTATCTTTTATATATTGTTTATCAGTATATTTATCACGAAAGGTTTTAGATAGTTTATTACATAAATCAATATAAGAACGAGCAGCAGTTCTATTATTATGATTAACAAATTGAACATCTTTAACTTTAAGAGTTAAATTCATACCACATTCAATAATACGAACTTTAATTTGTTTTCTATCTTCATTAATATATAGAACAATAGCAAGTTTATCTTTCCAATAGCCAGTATTCAAAGTAACTATATCATAAAGTTTAACTTTAAATCCAGATGTAATAGTACCATCAATATTCTTATAAGCAACATAATTCATAATAAAACTGTATTAAATTTTTAGTTTAACATTTATTAGCTAGTTCTTTTGCCCTGTATTGAACTCAATATTAATCGTGATAGATTAATCAGATTATATATGAAAATTCAACAGAGAGCAAAAGAGACATATCTACGAATGTGTTATGAACATAAATAGCTAGTCATTTGTAGCAGGCTCATTATTCTGTTCATTATTCTTACCATCACGTTTAAGACGTTCTTTAAGAATATGTTCAGCAACAGAACCAAGTTTACATTCACTAACACAACGACTAACACCTTTAGCATGAGCTACAGTATATACAATAGGATAATCAATGTATTTGTTATTACCTACTGTACGTTCAACTTTAGTAATTCCAACTTCAGTCACAATACCAACACAAACACCAAGTTTAGTTTGATTATGATATTGATAAATATATTCCATATATACTACCTGTCCTTTTTCAAACTTAGCTTGTTCTTCAATGTATCTATCTAATAGACCATCAAAAATAAAAGAATCAAAATTATCCATTTTAATTATATATTTAAAGTTAATAATATACATACTAAAAAGCCTAGCACTATCTTCACAGACAATACTAGGCAAAACTACAAATACGAAATCATATAAAACGAAATGTTTGACACAGACATTGTTATTACTAATTTCACAATCAATAATAACATCATTAACACCAAATCAAATATGACATATAACACTTGGACTATGATAAATATTAATAGCACTATCTTCACAGACCGTACTATTACAAAAGTTACAATTAGAAATTAAAACGGATAATAACAATATCATAGTTTCGGAGTTCAATTCCTCCATCATCAGCAAGTGAAATAACACTATTATCTTCACAGACAATAGTGTTAGAAATACAATCAAAAATTTTATGTGGGATTATTTAGCAGATTTATTTGCTTTTCTACGTTTAATTTCAGCATAAATTTCATTATCACTAATATTCTTAAACTTATTCTCCTGTTTATTATTATCAACAGATTGATTAGCCATTTTAATAATTTCCTTATATTCTGCATTAGAAGTATCAATAATATGTTGAGCTATAAAATGATTAATTTTAGTATTAGCTTCAACAATTTTAATAATCATATCTTTAGCATATTTAGGAAAAACAGCAATAATAGGTTTAAGAATATCTTTATCTTCAATTATACTATCCCAACGATTAATAAGCCAATCAAGTTCAAATCCATCTTCAGTAGCAAGTTTAATAATATCTTCTTGAGTTTTACCAAAATCATTAATATATTTTTGTTCTTTAAGAACATATACAAATAAAGCTAAACCTCTAACATATTGGTCTGGAGATAAACCTTTATCTTTAATATCATTAATGAATTTATTAATAAGTTCGCAATCTTCTTTATATTTACAGGTATCACAAGTAATACTATCACAAGATTTACCAAAAACTTCATCAAGAATAACTTTAATATTAATATTTTCCATAATTTTATTTATTTAATCATAATAACCAAAAACATCATTTTCAGGGTCAACAATAGGAGTATCATCAACTGTTGGTTCCCAAGCAATATCGTCAAAATCTTGACTTAGACATTCTGCATGAATTTCAACACCTTCAACATTATTATTGAAATATGTATCATCTTCAACAAAATAAATATCAGTTCTTTCCATATCTTTATATATAAAATAAACTCCGAGTAGAGAATGAATATTATCAACGTGTTAACTATAACAAACCCAATAAACAAAATGGCAAGAAAATGTAGAAAATGACAAGCAAATGAGAATTAGCTTTAATAAGCTCAACAGCACTATCCATCCTCTACGGGGAGTCTACACTATAAATTTAACTAGCTTCAGAATCTTTATTCTTTTTATGAAGTTCAGTTTCAGTATCAATCATAATACCAATAACTTGCTGACTATCACTAGCAACATCAGCATGAGCTTTAACTAAAGCATCAATAAATAAATCATCTGTATATCTATATTCTCTACGAAGACCACCATCAGCAGTAACTCTAAACTTATTCCATAAGAAGTCAACATAAGCACCTTTAGCATTATATATTCTTCCATCATCTTCAAGAGTATGAAGAATATTAAGAGAAGTATGGCGTCTAAATGCAGCATTGAATTTAACAATACAAACTACATCAAGAATATGTTGAGGAACATTAATTCCAACAGGAACACCACGTTTATCAGTCTTAGCATCTTTAAAGTCATTATCTTCATTAGCTTGACTAATAGCATTAGTTTGTTCTTCCTGTTTACGAACTTTACTTTGTTTCTTCTTCCTAGCTTTATTTTTAGGTTGAACAGTTTCACTACTAACAACAGCATTAACTTGTATATCTTCTTCAGGAACAACAAGTTTACCCTCTTGTTTAGCTTCTTCTAAACTTTCAGCCATAGTTTTCTTTCTAGGCTTAGATTGAACATTACTAGTAACATTATCAAAATTTACCATAACACTTATAAGTTTAAGATTAATATTATTATCAGTAGCAATATTACTCTACTGAACAACACGACAAATATAACAATTAAATATAATACTCCAAATATATTATAATTTATTTATACTATAATTCTAACTAATAATCAATAGCTATATTAAAATAACTAAAATAGTTATAGCAATAGGAATTAACTTACCATGAGTATAATAAATATCAATAGTATTAAGAGTATCATTAGTATAAAGAGAATCAGTAATATCAAGAATATTAAAAATATCATTAGTAATATCACCAGTAATATTAGCATGACTAGTATTAATAGTAATTATAATATTGATAGTATTAATAGTGCTATTATTAGCTAGAACTAATGCTGTTGGTCATTATGACTAGAAGTCTTATTAGACTTGATAGTGCTGTTAGGACTAGTCTTAATACTGGGCTTAATGATAAAGTTCATGACGAAACTAGAGCTAAAGCTGATGTCAGAACTAATGTTGATGATGATGGTATAACCAAAGGTTATAATGAATGAGATTGAGAAGATGATAGTATAACTAATAGTTATAGTGGTTATAATGAAAAGTTATGGAATTATAACGAGAAGTTATAAGAGAGAAAGAGAGAGAGTTGGAACAATAGGTTTAGATTGATTATTAGGAGTGTTATTAATAGGATGAAGAGGAGGAGAAAGAAGAGCAGCAACTCTAGTCCCTTTAGCATGACCATCTCCACCCTCATTTCCACATTCACCACTCTCATAACCATTCTCAATTCCACATTCAACCTCAATTTAACCCTATTTGAACCACATCCAACTCCACCATTTCATTCTCCACGAAATCCACATTCACCACTTTCATCTCCATATCCTCTTTCTCCACATTCAATACCTCTCGTCACCTCTAATTTCATCTCTATAACTTTTTGTTATAAGAGTAAATCTCCATGACCAATATCAGTATAACAAAATGTTATAAGAGTAAATCATCATTAGTTTCATTAGTAAAATTATCATCAGCAACCACATTATAATCATAGCTATCAAGACTATTATTAATAATACAAGCGATACTTTTTAATTTACCAGCAATACCAAGTCTGCTCTTATTAACACTATCATATACTTTTGTTATATCATCAGCATTACCATTAGTAGTCATATTAGTAATAGCAAGAAGAATACAATCACTAGCAGGATAAAGTTTAATAAGTTCAACAGAAGTTATAGAATTATCATTCTCAACTTCAATAGTAGTAATAATACGATGTACTTTCATAATGTTTAATATTAGGACAAGACTTATCAGACCTTGCAGCTAGGTCTTGATTAATAAGTCTTATCAGACTGTTAAGTTCGTTTGCTGCAATCTATTTAATGTCGATAATGAGCATTTCCATGTCGAACACTAGCGACAGCATCAACAAAACTATTGTTGATAACACAAACGCTACCAACCCGAAGGTTAGTAGCGTCATGTTCATTAGAATGGTATGTCGTCATCGTTCATTGCAGTAGCAACAAAACTAGCTGCTTTAGCTTTAGCTTCACGCTTGGCAGCAATGGCAGCACGAGCGTCCTCCATAATCTGCTTGATAAGTACATTATATGCACCAACAAGAACAGGGTCAGTAGGTTGTTCGATACCTACAATATGATATACATATCGGTCATAATCCACAACATTGTAAAGATTGTCTTTACGAGTAAATGGATTACGGTCTTGTACACCAGCAGGTACAAACTGGCAAAGAACTTTGGCAGCAACACCAGTCAGATACATACTAGCAAAGCCAGCTTCAGCAGCCTCGCCAACATAGTTGACAAATCTACCGTAGAACTTGTCTTTGCGCATTACAAGCAGTATCTGATTGAATGGCATCTGAATAGCACCAAGCATACCCATTCGATGTGTACCATCAGGCATACTTTGAGCACCTTTAACAGGACTAGCAATAGTAACAAACGCATTGAGATAAGACTTGCCATTACGACCTGTACGTTCTTGACAATCAATATTAGTAATGACAGTAGTCATTACATAACTATGACCATCAGTACAGATGCGTCTAACAACATCATCAATGGTTTCCACTTGCGCAGAACTTTGGTTATCTGTATCAACAGTAGGTTGAACAGGTTTGTTATCTGTATCAACAGTAGGTTGAACAGGTTGGTTAACACTAGTAGTTGGTTCAACTACATTAACATTCTCGGAAGCAGCAGCACCACCTTGTGCAGCTTGCGCTAAATCTTTAACGTCTGGCATGACTATTAAGTATTTAATTACGCTAATCAGTAGCATTACTGACAGTTGTTTCGTTTCAACTGCAAAGTATTTAATGTTGATAATGAGCGGCATCATCTAGTAGAGATTAATCTCTACTAAGATAACTAACAATAGCCGATAGTATTCCAAATACAACAGCAGTAATCTGTTCATCACTAGTTGGTTCTACTTTCAATGCTAGTATGATAGCTGGCATCATCAGTATGATTGCAACTAACAACAATGGTTTGTTTGTTTTCATAATGATTAGTATTAATAGTTAGTAATGCAATGAGATGAATAATCTCAATGTATTTAATGTTGATAATGAGAGCGAGAACTTTACTTTCTCCTAGAACTTGACGGGGGTAGTCAAGACGAGTTTAATGACCCACCCCTCCTACTCACTAGCCTCACTGTTACACCAATACATTCAATTTTCATTATCACTTTCATTATTACTTTCATTATCATTACTATCATCTTTATCATCTCTATCACACTCACTCTTATTATTGTTCTTATCATCATTATCTTTACTATCATTTTCATTAACTCTATCAACTTTAGACGGGGATAGTCAATCAAGTTTAACATGACCGGGGTTATACTCACTAGCACTACTATCATAATTACCAATCCCAATCAATTTTACCAGTATCAACTTCTTCTGCTTCAATTATTTCAGTTTCATTATTTTCATTATTTGCTTTATCTACATTATTCTCATTATCATCATATAAATAATCAAGTTCACTTTTATATACTTGTTTATTTTTAATTATAATACAATTATCATCTTTAACTAATCCTATTCTATCTATATAATTAATATTATCATCTAATTTTATTTTAGAATCATCAAGTTTACCTTTAGTAATAATTTCATGAAATTTATTAATATCTCCTTTAAATATAACTCTAGGATTAACTTCAAACATACTACGTTTATCTGTTCTACGAATAATATTAAGTTTTTCTAATGTAACAATAGCATTAGCAAAATCTCGTTTATTACATCCACTTCTAATTCCATTCCTACAAACAGCATCAAATAAATCCTTACTAATTTTAACAACATTAGAATTAAAACAAATAGTATAATTAATAAAATAAAAAAGTTCATGAAGAATTATACTTCTTAATTCAACTATTTCTCTCCAAGCATTAATACCAACATTAGAATAATATCTTTTAATAATTTTACCTGTATCAAAACATTCCATACGTCCAGTACCACATAGATATTTTTTATTATTATTTTTAACATCAATATCAAAAGTATTAGGTATAATAATACTTCTATCATTAGCTATATCTTTATTAATAGCATCAATAACAAGTTTATTATAAACTCTACTAGGTTTAAAATCTTCTTTAAAAGTCATAACAATAATAGTATTAAGTTCAACATAAAAATATATTACTCTAGGAAATAGCGAAATGTATTCCAATATGGAATAGATTTCGTACACAAAGGTAGTCATTTTTGCCACTTAATTTGCATACTGATGGGGAATTAGGTATTTAGCATGATACATAATATGTATTATAACTTATTGATAATCAATGTATTATAATTACTATAAAGATATATTATATAGATATATTATATAGATTCACTGTGACCCGCTCCGGACTTTCGTCCTCCGCTATACTCCCCGTGGAGGATGGATACAATCACTATCAATCATATCAAGTTAATCAATACTATAATCATTATTAATATCTCTATTAATATCATTAATACTAATATGATTAAGTCTAACTCATCTTCATCCTCCACGGGGAGTATGACTTGCATATTTATAATCATATAATCCTCTATGATGTAAATGTTAAAAATAGTTTTTCTCTTGGTAGATTCATTCAAACTCTTACATTTGCTAAAAACAATTAAGTTATGGGTAAAGATAAAAGTGAAACTAAACCTAAATACACTAGAGAATTTCATAGTGGAGAAAGGAATAAAAAAGAAGTTAAAGTTCCTAGTAAACTTAAACTTGGAAATATTGGTATTGATAGTATTATTAAAACTAAATAATTTAGTGTTATGATTAAAGTTGAAAGTAAATTTAAAGATTTTGGTATTCAAATACCTACTGACATTAGCGAAATAACAAGTGAAGCACTTGACGCTATTCTTACTAATGTAGTTATTGCTAAACATTATTGTGTTGTTGCTCTTTGCCAAAATGAAAGTTTGTTTGGTGTTATTAATAATAAAGTAAGTACAGTTGAGGTTATGCCAATTATTGCTAAAATTAGTAAAGAAGATGCTGAACTTATTGGTATGAATCAAATGGATAAGATTATTATTGACCGTTCTACTCTTGAACGTGGCTATCATCTTTATCTTAAACATAATGTTCTTAGTCCTCAATTTGTTAATAAGTATATTACTAATGATACTGAACTAACTCGTTCTATTACTGTTGGTACTTTTGGACAAAATCAAGGATATAAAAAAGGACAGAAAGTTTGGTTTGTTGAGTTTAAAGTTATAGCTATTAATGATTTAAGAGCTGCTATTACTGATAAACATAAAGCTATTAATCCTTTTGTTTATCATTCTGCTGAAAAAGCTAATTAGCCATTTCGTCTAAATAATCGAACTCTTCTTAAAACTACTTATGTATAATTTAAAATTATAGGTACTTGTGTTCTTGTTTATAGTAGTAATTTAAGAAGAGTTCTTAAACTTTCAATTATGGATTTTAAGACTAATACTAGTTTTAATATTGCTAATACTAGTTCTCATGAAGATTTTGACGATGATTATATTCTTATTTATAAAGATATAAATAATATATTAGATGATATTGGATTTCAAGGTGATGATAGAATACTTTGTAAATCTATTATTGAAAGTCTTGAAAAAGAAGCTAGTATTAATATACGAAAAGATAAATGTGTTGCTATTCCTCATATTGGTACTATTCAAAAGAATTGGTATCGTTCCAAACTTATTAGTCATTATAAAGACTTTAAAGAAGCTAGAAAAACTATGACTAGAGAAGAGTATAAAGAATATACTGCTAAAGTTATGGAAGAAGAAAAGCAAAAACATTATGAAGAAGAAGAAAAGATTAAGACTGAACTTAAGTTTAAAAAGAAACTTCTTCCTATTTGGATTAAACTAAGTAAAAAACATAGTGCTGCTTATGCTAATCTTTGGCTATATGCTATGAGTCAACTTGAAATTATTGAATTTGATGAAGAAGTAGAAGAAATATATGAACGGTTTGGAATTGGATTGGATGCTGACCATAGATGAAACTGGTATGCCAAAAGCTCCTACACTTAAACAACTTCTTGATAGAGATGTTAGTCTTCTTTATACTAGAGATAAATCTCCTAATAAAGAGATGTATGTTAAAGAAGTTGGAGTTATTTATTATCTTGGTGACCCTAAAGGTCCATGTCTACAAGAAGGTCTTAGTGAAAAAGAAGCTCTTAAGAAAGCTATTGAAAACTTTGATTTACCTAAAAATTATCAACCTGATATTCTTGTTTGGAAACTTATTAAAAGATATTATAATCAAAAAGCTGGTGCAGGTATGGAAGCTGTACTTAATATTAAGCGTGGTATTCATAATGTTGCTCTAGCTGCTAGCAAGTTAAATGAGTTGCTGAATGACAAGTTATCTGATGGTGCTAGTCTAGAAGATGTTCCAGTTGTTATTGGTTATATGAAACAAATTAATGATTTAGCTAATCAGTTTCCAAATACAATTAAAGCTCTTAATGTAGCTGAAGAAAATCTTCTGTATGAACAAGAGAATGTTGCTGGTAGAGGAGGAGTTGAAATTACTAGTAGTATGATTGAGGAATAAGCTGATGCTAATCTACTCCATCCTCCACGGGGAGTCTAGCGTAGGCACGTAGTGCCGAAGCGGGTCCAAGCTAGTGTTGAACTTAATAATATTAATATGAAACTTAGAGATAAAAGATATAATGATATTAGACTTATTTTTCATGAAGAAGAACATAAATATAATGATAGTCTAGGTAATGATTATATTTCAACTACTACTATCCTTCATAATTATGCTCCAAAGTTCGATAAGAACTATTGGTTGAGAAAGAAGTCTAAAGAACTAGGAATAAGTGAGAAGAAACTAGAAGAACAATGGTCAACTATTACTAAAGAAGCTTGTGAACGTGGAACTAATACTCATAATGGTCTTGAAGATGGTGTTAAAGGAGCATCTATGTTTCAACAAGCTATTAATTATCTTGATAAACGAGAAGATGGTGTAATGGTTACTATTGCTGATATACCAAATTTTGGTGCTAGTTATAAGTTACTTAATCTTAAAGATTTTATTGAACTTACTAATAATCGTTATCCTCTTATTTATGATGCGTTTAAAATGTACACTGAAAAAGGATATAAGATTTATAGTGAGATTGGTATGTTTCTTATAGATTGGTTAATTAGTGGAACTATTGATATTCTTCTAGTTAATGAAGATACTAATTGTGCTGTTGTAGGTGATTGGAAAACTAATCGTGGTGGATTAAAATTTAGTAGTGGTTATTATAAGAAAGATAAAACAGTTAAACCTGCACAACAAACTAATGTTTGGGTTGATAAAGATGAACGACTTTTAGCTCCTCTTAATCATCTTCCTAATTGTAATGGTGCTATATATAATCTTCAGCTTAGTATGTATGCTTTTGCTGTTGAATATATACTTGGTTTAACTATTAAAGGTATTTGGCTGTGTCATATTGATAGTGATTTTGAACTTAATGAATATGGTATGCCAAAAAGATTTTCTGATGGTCTTTATCATATTAAAGAGAATCCTGTTGAAACTACTAAATTCTTTACTATGAATTATCTACGTGACGATATTAATAAAGTTCTTAAAGATAGAGAATTACAAATTAAAGCTAGTGGTGTTCAAACTCAATTTAAACTTGCTATATGAAATTAAATAAAGATAATTTAATTGGAGTAATTATTGGTTTTATTGTTTTAGTTATATTTGCTATTTGTTTATCTAGTGGATGCACTAAACGTATTACTCCAGTTCCTGAAATTCGTTATGTTCCTGTTACTGATTCTACTGCTATTAATGAATTAGTTTTAACTAAAGAATTACTTCGTAGAACTCAAGATTCTCTTAATGCTTATAAGTCTGATACTACAATTAGTGCTGATTATTTTGTAGCTAAATATAAACTTGAACGTATTAGATATTATAATGATATTGCAGGTAAAGGAAATAATATCAAATTTTTACGTTCATGGATTCGTAGAACTCTTGAAGAATAAAATATTATGTATATTGTTAATCGTAGAAAAAATATTAGACTAATTGGTTGTGAGCATTTTATTGATGATGATTTTACATTTGTAATTTATAAAGTTCAAATTAAAGTTCTTTGGTTTTGGATTACAATTAAAGAATTTGATGGAGATGATTATTATGATGCTGTTGATTGTTTTAGATATTGTACTAACCCTTATATAAATTAAATTATGGCTTACTTTGGAGATGCTTTTAAAAAACTATCTATTAAAGAAGGTGGTTATGTAAACGATAAAGATGATGCTGGTGGAGAAACTTATAGAGGTATCAGTCGTAAATATAATCCTACTTGGCAAGGTTGGACTATGATTGATTCTTATAAGAAACATTATACTGTTGGTAGTAAAGAGTTTAAGTCTAAGCTTGATAATGATGTTCAGCTTCAGAAACTTATTTGGGAAAAGTATAAAATAGGTTATTGGGATGTATTTGAACTTGATGATTTTAATAGTCAGAGAGTTGCTGAACAACTATTTGATACTAACGTGAATTGTGGTCAAGTTGCAGCTATCAAGATGGCTCAAAGAGTTCTTGGTCTTAAAGAAACTGGTAGATGGAATCTTGATTTACTTAATAAACTTATAGAAATAAAAGATTAACTTAATACTGTATAGAATTATGAAGAAGATGTTAATAGCAATATTTATAATAGCGATTATTAATTTATGTGTTACTCTGTATTTATCAATAAGTCGTTTTAGTGTAGAAGCCAATTCATATAATAAAAGTGACACTGCTATTAATCATGTTCGGATTGATTCTATACAGTTAGTTATAACTGAAAGAGAAAGTATAGTTTATAAATTAAAAGAACATGAGAAAGATATTGAAGATAAAGTTATTAGTCTTAATGATAGTGCTACTTGGGAGTTATTCAAGAAGTTGGTGTCAGAGTGAGATTGATAACATAGTGCATCCTCCACGGGGAGTCTACACTAATGACACAACTGTTCTTGTTCCTATTAATATGATTAAGGTTGCTAATACTAAAATTATTAAAGCTAAACTTTATAAAGATATTATTAATGAACAAGACAGTATAATTAATCTTCATAAGATTAAATATAATGCTCTTCATAAAGAAGTTGAAACTTTACAATATAATCTTAATAATAGTAATAAAACAAATGATAATTTAAATAAATCTATTGAACGTATTAAACGTAATAATAGATATTTGGTAAGCGGTGGTGCTGTTTGCGCTATCGCTTTTATTGTTTGTTTACTAGTTAAATAAAATATTATGGCTGATGGTAAATATCCTTTTCTAGAATACATTGAAGAACCTGATAAAGAGAAAAAGTATAAGAAAGCTAGTGATTGTGGATGGTATGACCCTCATAATAACTTTTTAATTGGAGATAGTGGTGGTTTTCTTTTAAATATTAGACCTGGCAAATTTGTTAATACTGAACTTTTTAATGAAGCTGCTAGAACATATCAAGCCACAGGTAGATATACACAATTTAAAGTTGATAGTATTCCTCATAGACAATTTAGACGTAGAGAATGTGATAGACGACGTAATGGTTTTTCTGCTCCTTGTTGGCAAAATCCAGATGGAAGTATAGAAGATGTTTGGATAACAGGTGGTCATTATAATTTTCTTAATTATACTCGTATGGAACGCACAGATGAATCATCTGTTATTGTTACTGAACATGGAGCTACTGCTAAAAAGATTTATAGTTTTCCTAGTTTTATTGATGCCCAATTTTGGACTTGGCAAATTATAGAATTTTGTAGACGTAATGGTTTGCATCTTATTATTGATAAAACTCGACGTGGAGGTTTTTCTTATATTATGGCTGCTGATAGTTCTAACGAAGTTAACTTATCTAAACATAAAGTTGTTATTCATGTTGCAGCTGATAATAAATATTTGATTAAACAAGGGGGTTTAAGTGACTTTGCTGTTAATAACTTAAAGTTCTTTGAAGAGAAAACTCCATTTAAAAGAGGAATATTTAGTCCTACTACTGATAGTTTTAAACTTGGTTATCGTATGAAAAATGGAGTTGAAGCTGATGATAGTTGGTCTAGTTCTCTTTTAAGTGTTAGTGCTAATAATAATCCGGACTGTGCTATTGGTAAAGATGCTGTTACTATTAAAGTTGAAGAGTTGTCTACAATGCAAAACTTTGATGAGTTTATGAATGTGACTGAACCTACAATGACTGTTGGTACTCGTACCACTGGTACTCTTATGGCTTGGGGAACTGCTACTGCTGCTAATATGCAAATATTTGAACAAAACTTTTATAATCCTAGAGCATTTAGATTTATGGCTTTTGAAAATGTTTTTGATAATGATGCTCGTAATGAAGTTTGTGGATTTTTTAAATCTTATGCTTGGGGTCTTGAAGGAGAAATAGATGGAGTTAAAGGTTTTGATGAAAATGGAAATAGTAATTTACGAATAGGTCTTCAACTTGCTGCACGAGAAAGAATTGAAAAGAAAAAAACTGCTAAGACTTTTGCAGAATATCTTAATTATCTTGGTCAACGTGCTTTATTTCCTGCTGAATCTTTTAGTAGTGCCAGTGAAAATATATTTAGTAGTGAAGCTCTTAATAAATTTGAAGATAAACTTCGAGTTGATAATAGTTATAAGTTTTATACTGATGGTGAACTATTTGAAGATGGAACTAAAAAGATTTATTTTAAATCTAATGCTCGTATAAGAATTGAAAATCCTGATATGAAAACTTATGATTATATTCAAGGAGTTCCTAGACGCGGTAATGAAGACCCTCATGGTTGTATAAGAGTTTGGTTTGCTCCAGAATATGAAGAAATATATATTAATGATAGACTTATAAGAAGTATTATTCCTGGTACTTATGTTGCAGTTTATGACCCTGTTGGTATTGATAAAGATAAAAAAGAAATTACTGATAGACATTCTCATAATAGTATATTTGTTATTGAAATGCCTAGAGAACGTAATGGATTTAAACCTAAATTATGTGCTGCATATTATGGACGTACTGAAAGACTAGAAGAAGCTGATGAAAAGTTTTATCGTTTATGTAAATGGTATAATTGTATTGGTACTGGACTTGTGGAAATAAATCGTGGTGAAACTGTTTCTAACTTTCGTAAATGGAAAGCTACTAAATATCTAGGTTATGAACCTTTATATGTTTGGGATTCTGCTGTTAAAGAAAAAGTTAGTACTAGTTATGGTTATAATATTGGTAGTGGTCCTAAGAAACTAGATGGTCTTCGACTTCTTAAAGAGTTCTTATATGAAGTTATTGGTAAGAATGAATTTGGAGAAGATATTTATGTTTTTGAAAGATTTCTTGATTATCAAACAATTCTTGAACTTAAAAAGTTTAATGCTGAAGGTAACTTTGACCGTATATCTAGTCTTATACTTTTAGGTATATATTGGAAGTCTATTGATATTAAAGGTAAGCGAGAACTTGCTAGTCGTAAGAAAGTTACAGAAGAAAATGATAAAACAGATATTTTTAATAGACAATGGTTTTAAGATTAAACAAATAAAGATATGTATAATTTTGGTAGACTTGATTTCCCTAATCAGCATATTAGTTATGCTGAAAAACAAGAAGTTGATTGGTATGCTAAATGCTGTGATTACGTTATAGAAGCTGGTATTGCTTGTAAAGCTGATTTTAATGTAGAAGAAAAGTTTAATATCCTTCTTGGTAATATTCCTAGAGAATATTATAGAAAAACTCTTAATCCTTATAATGAGAAAGATGAGAATTTAACTCGTTTTCCAGCTACTATGCGTAATTATGATATGATGAAAGGTATTATTAGAAGATATATTGGTGAATATATTAAGAATCCACATGATTTTATTGTTGGAGCTAATAATCCAGAAGTTGTATTTGCTAGAGATGCTGAACTTGGTAAACAAATTATGATGCTTGCAGAACAAGCTGTTGCTAAGAAAATACAAGAAAGTTATATGCAGTTTGTTAATGAAGGTAATAATCCTGAACAATTTAATCCTGAACAAGCTGTTGATATTGAAGCTTTTATTAAAGAATTTAATGAAAATTTTATTGATGATATTAGTGCACAAGGACAAGATTTAATTAATGTTATTGATGACCTTACTGATGCTTTTACTATATACGCTAGAGCTTATTTTGAATTTGTTGCTTTTGGAGCTTGTTATACATATAGAGATGTTGTAGGTAATCAATTAATTAAACGTGTTGTTAGTGTTAGAGATGCTTTTCCTGTTCTTAACGATAATATGTTTGCAGAAGATTATGATATGTTTGCTGAACGTCGTATGTTGACTAAACAGCAAATTATAGATGAATTTTATGAATATCTTTCTGAAAAAGAACGTGAAGCTCTTGATACATATTATCAATATAGTGCTACTACTTCTAGTGATAAAGCACTTTTAAATTGGGATAAATATATGTATTATTTTGGTGATATATGTAGTAAATTTAATAAAGATGATTTGCAACATATTAAGAACACTAATATAATGGCTCGTGATGCTAATAATGGTTTATTTGAAGTTTGGCATACTGTTTGGAGAGGTGAAATAAAAGAAGGTATTCTTACATATAGTAATGGAGCATTTGTTACAACAAGAATTGTTGATGAAACTTATCAGCTTAACCCTGCTGGTGGTGATATTAGTATTGAATGGGTGTGGCGTCCACAAGTTTATGAGAGCGTTAGAATTGGCTCTCGTGCTACAAGTATATATCCTTATAAAGCTCGTCCTATTGCTTACAATAGGAATGGTAAACTTCCTTATAATGGTATTGCAGAACTTTTGCCGGGTTTTGGAAGATTTAGTGTTGTAGATACAGTCATTCCTTATCAAGTATTTCGTAATATAGTTTCTTATCATAGAGAAATGGCTATTGCTAAAAATAAGATGAATGTTCTTATGATTGCTAAATCTCTTCTAGGTAAAAAGCCTGCTGATACTATATATCGTATGGCTGCTGATGGTGTGCTTTATATTGATGATGAAGATGATGCTAATCTTGTTAAAGCACAAAATGTTCGTTATCTTGAAAGTCGTATGAATAATTATATTACTGAACTTGGACAACTTATTCAAGAGATTGAACAGATTGCTAAAATGGAATGTGATATGACTCCACAACGTTATGGTGAGATTGCTAATAGTGCTGGTAAAGGAGTTACTGATGAAGCAGTTATTCGTGGAAGTATGGGTTCTGTTATTATTGAATTTATATTTGATAAAATGAGAGAACGAGATTATCAAGCTGAAATGGATTATACTAAACTTGCTTGGATTGATGGTCTTAATACTTCTTATAAAACTAAAGATGGCGATATTAGATATTTAAGTCTTGATGTTAATAGTCATATATTTGCTAACTATATTGTTACTTGTAAAACTTCTGTTAAAGAACGTGAGAAACTTGAACAATATAAACAGCTTGCATTTAGTGCTGCTCAAAATGGTAATATGGATATGGCTAATGCTGCTATTCGTGGAGATAATGTTGCTCAAATTAGCAAACTTATTGATAAATATCAAAATATTCAACGTGAGCATGAACTTGATGTTGAACGTGTTTCTCAACAAACAGAACAACTTCGTCAAGAATTTGAACTTGCTAAGATTGATAGAAAAGCAGAACAAGATAGAGAAACAATTAGAGTTGAAAAATATCTTGATGGTCAGATTGAAGCTATGAAAGCAAATGCTAATATTATGAGTTTTGATAATGGTCTTAGTGATGCTGAAAAGAGTCAAGCTGAAGAACGTATGGAAAATGCTAGACTTAATCTTGAACGTAGTAAACTTAGTTTAGATGCTCAAAAGACTTCTGTTGAAGCACAACTTAAAGAAAAAGAATTAGCTGTTAAACTTAAAGAAAGTGATGATAAAGTCAAGATTGCAAAAACGAATAAAAATCGTTATGATAGTAAAAGTAAATAATCGACTGTACTTCTAAATTTTGTTCATAATAGGGCTGGACTTGCTTGTGAAAGTAGGTTCAGCCCATTTTCATTTTTCTTTACATCACATGAGCCATTTTAAGCTCATTCTAAGCACTTTATTCATTTCGTGATAGATTAATCATTATGATAAAATTTGATTCATACATGGCTTCTCTGAAAGCGATAGGTTAGGTTATCAGTAATAAATATCCTAGTTAGCAATAGTATGTTAGTCGGCAAATCGGCTTAAAGGTGAACGTATTTTAACGATACAAGTAAAACTCGTATTATTATTATAGTTTATATTTGTGGTATAGTAATTAATTAAAAACAAAGAATTATGCCTAATTTTGATAGTTTTGGTTTTAATGGTGAAACATCTAATGGTGATGGAAAACCTACTGACGACATTACAGACCTTGATACAGGTAAAACAGGGCAGTTAGATGCTGATGGTAATTCTATTGATGATATTACTAATAATGGTAATGGAGATGGGAATAGTGATTCTAATGCTAATAAAGATGACCAATCTTCATCCTCCACGGGGGGCAAGCCTAATGACAAAGCGCATGACGCTGATGCTGAACATGGTTTAGAAGAAGGTACTATTATCGAAGATGGAGATAATAAATATACTGTTGATAAAGACGGTAATCTTATTGACGATAAAGGTAATATCTTTAAAGCTAAAAATGAAGTTGCTGCTTATCTTAAAGAATTTGAAGTAGAAGATACTAAAGAAGAAAATACTATTGATGTTAAATCGATTCAAGAACTTGTAGGTGTTTCTGTTACTTCAGAAGATGGTAAAGCTGTTACTTTTGAAAATACTCCTCAAGGAGTTGCAAGTTATATTCAATCCGTTATTGATTTAAAACGTGATGAATTTGCCCAAGCTGGTGTTAATAAGTTATTTGAAGATTATCCTATCGTTGGTGATTTTCTTAATTATTATGTTGCAAATGGTAATTCATTTGAAGGCTTTGGTGAACTTCGAGATAGAAGCGGTATTGAAGTAGATGAAAATAATGTAAGTCAACAAGAAGCTATTGTTCGTGAGGCGTTTAAGGAATTTAATCGTCGTGGTAATGTTGATAAGTATATTCAATATCTTAAAGATAGTAATGAACTTTTCAATGTTGCTAAAGAAGAACTTGAAGCTCTTCAGAAAGCTGATAACGAAATGCGTGAAGCTAATGCTAAAGAAGCTATGCGAGTTAAAGCAGAAGAAGAGAAACAACTTGTGGAATTTTGGAATGGAGTTAAAGAATGTATTGATAAGCGACAGATTGCTGGTTATCGTATTCCCGAAACTGTTATTATTGAACGTAATGGTAAACAGATTTCTACTACTCCTGAAGATTTCTTCAATTATGTTTATCAAGTTGATGATAAAGGACTTTCTCGTTATGAAAATGATTTAATGAAGTTATCTCCTGCTGAAAGACGCGATGAAGAACTGCTTAAGGCTTGGCTTAAATATACAGGTAAAGGTTATGATAGTTTGATAGAAATGGCTGTTTCTGATAAAGAAGCTAAAAAGTTGAAACTTACTGCTAGTCAACGTAAATCTACAAAAGGAGCTATTAAAATAACTAAACCTGATAGTAAAAAAAATGCTCTAATAGATGAGCGTTTTGGTTATTAACATAATAGTAAATTTGTAGATGAAAACATTACGTGTTATTGGACAAACTCGTTATGAAGATAGAGGTTATTCTAATGAAGAATCAATTGCTTATCTTCAACTTCAAAAGCCAGAAGAAATTAATAGTTTTCTGACTTATAATTATGGTATGGATGATGACCGTTTTCCTTTAAGTTTTATTACTGAAGGTCAAGGTAGTCGTGGTATTAAAGATGTTGCTACTGTACAATGGACTTGGAAAACTATGGGTCGTATGAAGTTTACAGACTTTGTAACTTACTTTAATACTGCTGTTACTAAACCCGGTCAAAATGGTAGTGAATTTGAAGTTCATTTCTCTACTCATTGGTTTATTGAACAGCATGGTCTTACTGCTCCCGATGGTGTTACTCAAGTTCGTATTCAGAAAGACTTAGGTGAATCTGCTTATGGTTATGCTTATCTTTTGAAACTTACTTCTCCTAATCCTGATGCTTATGTTGACCCTCAATGGTTGGCTAAAGGTATGTATTGGGCAATGAGTGCTCCTACTGTTTCTGAATCTTATTCTAAAGGTAACAGAAGCAATACTATGGGTCCTGCTGGAATGACTTCTCAACTTGAGTTTTATCGTTATTCTAAAGAAATAGCTGGTAATCTTGCTAATGTTGTTACTCAATATCAATTCCAAAATGATAATGGTGGTACTTCTAATCTTTGGATTAACGAAGAGATGCGACAGTTCAACTTGCACATGAGAGTAATGAACGAAGAACGTTTGTGGAAGTCTGAATATAACCGTTTACCTGATGGTACTATTCCTTTGAAAGACCATGATAATGGTAAACCTATTCCTCGTACTGCTGGTATGTTAGAAATTTGTCGTGAATCTAACTACGATACTTATGGTGAAGTTCTGACTGTTAATAAACTTGAACGTACAATCGGTGATGTTCTTGACCGTGATACTCAGGATGGTGATAAGAATGTAGCTCTTATGGGCGGTAAAGGATTTATTCGTGACTTTGAAATGGCTATCAGAACTGATGCTAAAGAAAACGGATTTATTACTCCTCTTGGTGAAAAGATGATCCAAGATAATGGTGATGGTCTTTCTTATGGACGTTACTTTAATAAGTATAAAACTCCAGATGGATATACTATTACTGTTATTCATAATGCTTATTTCGATAAGGGTACTGATGCTGAAGCTGCTAAGCAAAATGGTATGATTCATCCTACTACTGGCTTGCCTATTACTTCTCATCAAGCTGCTTTAATTGATATGAGTAATTATAAAGGTAATCAGAATGTTCGTATAGTACGTCAAAAAGGACAGGCTTATAAAGCTAAAGTTATTGAAGGTATGACTGATATTCCTGCTTGCTGGGGATTGCCTAATACTAATCATGCAGCTACTGAAATTGATATGGCTCGTTATGAAGTTAAAGGCTCTATTGGTTTGCAGGTAGATAACACTACTAAGATGTTCTTATTGAAATGTGTATTATAATCATTTAAAAGAAGCTATTTAAGATATGGATTTTAACAAAGTAAATGAAGCTAATAAAGCAGGAGAAAATACTCCTGCTGCTTCTAATATAAATACAGATAAACAGGTTATACCCCCCGTAGAGGATGGAGTAGATAAACAGCCTGCTAATACAGTAGGATTTAGAGATGAAAGTCTTGATGAACCTTATACTGAAAAACGAACTATTACTATTAATTTAGTTACTAATTATTCATTATATCGTAGAGTTAATGATAAAACATTACCTAAACGAATGGATAAGATTGGTAGTTGTGTTCGTAGTTCTCGTACTCTTTCTTCTAATAAAGGTGAGATTGAATCTTATTTTCCTGCTTTAATTGGTCTTGCTCCTAATAATGAAAACTTTATTTCACGGGTTAAGGCTTATCTTAATAATATTAGTGTTTCAGTTGATGAACTAGGTAAGACTTTTGATATTTCTTTCTTTTGGAATCGTAAACGAGATTATCTTCGTTTTAGAGCTGAAGAAGAAGCTATTGAAACTGCTTATATGAATAGTGACCGTAAAGGAGTTAAAGAACTTAGAGAAGCTCTTGAAGCTAAAATTACTAAGTTAAATCTTCTTGAAAGTGAAAAGTATAAATATGGTTATCCTATTGTTCTTGATGATTATCTAATTTATCGTCATTGTTTATTATATAAAGATGTAGCTAAAGATATTGCTCTTATTAATTCTGACCCATCTATTAGATTTTATTTTAAAGATGACCAAAGAGAAGCTGAGCGTCTTGCTAAACATCGTCAGGAAATTAATTCTGCTAAAGGCAATTATGTTAAACTTCTCACGAATAGTGATTTGTTTGATGCTGTATTTATTCAATACTGTGTTGCCAATAATATTAATATTCCTAACGGTATGGCTATGGATACTGTCGATAAACAAACTCATCTTGATAAATTTAGTACAAATGAACCTGCTAAGTTTAATAAACTTTGCAATGATAAAGATATTACTATTAAATCTTTAATTGAGGTTCTTATTTCTCGTGGAGAATTTATCAGAGCAATTCATAATCAGAATATTACTACTCCTGATGGCGAGTTCATTGGTGCTAATGTTAAGGAAGCTGTTATGTGGTTTAAAAATCCTACTAATAGTGCTCTTGTTAGTGCTTATAAAAATAAACTTAAAAACATTTGATTATGAACATTGGGGAGATGCACGTGACGTTCAGAGAACTAGCACAACAGATGGGTATGCAGACCGTCCGTGCTATTCTCATGGAAGATATAGATATTTGTCTTAATGCTGCTATAATTGAAAAAGCTAGAAAT